CATCACCAACAGCAGCAGCAGCACCAGCAGGAGGACCACCAGCACCAGCAGGACCACCATCACCAACAGCAGCAGCAGCAGCAGCAGCAGCAGCAGCAGCAGCAGCACGAGCAGCAGCACGAGCAGCAGCACCAGCAGCACCAGCAGGAGGACCACCAGCAGGACCCCGTGATTTTAATATGGTTGCTGTATTAGCTCATATTGGCACGGCTGTTCCAGGGTATGAACTGCCTTGGGAAAATTATAACACTCTTCTACGTGAGAACTTGACTGCCGAGTATCCGGCACCAGCAGCAAGAGTACCAGCACCACCACCACCAGCAGCTGCGCCAGCACCGGGACCTGCTGGAAATAGTGCTGAATATGTACGAACATTGTATCACAATGCAAGAAGACATAGGCCAAATCCAGCAAACATATGGACGAACACAAGAATTACAACTTTATTTGAGAATGCAAGAACATTTGTTGAAACTCCTCCCCCAGGTCCTGCATTAGTATACAATGCAGCTGCTCCTGCACCGTATAAAGCAGCAATTCAAGCTTATGTAAATGATGCTGGAAATCAGACAAATGTTGGAATTCCGGATGTTAATGTTGCGATTCCTCTTAACATTGGTCCTTAGTCCGTTCAAGACCTATTTTTTCTAGAAGACACACAACATATTGATTAGAATTATCATAGCAAAAGGTTACTCCTTCTTTCCGGGTTGCCATAACCAGTCTTAAAAAATCATATTGTTCCTGACGTGTTAGTTTGCTAACGCACACGTGAAGAGTGTTTGATTTGTACATTAGTTGTTCACGGATCAGATCCATTTATTAGAATGAGTTCAGTGGCTGTGTATACGGGTTATTCCGATGGGCATCTACTATGGAAGGATGGTTGCGCTCAACATGTACATCCTGCTGTAGAGGCTCATTGTACTTGAAGGACCCAAGCTGCTGAGTACCGGGCGTGGTGTAAGATTGAGGAACCATAAATCTGAAAGCATCGGACAGAACAGACTCATCTTTCTTGGTTTGGATAGAGTACTGGTCACCACCAATGATTGTACCAGTTCCCTGGGCACCAGCAGGACCAGGGCGTCCCTCTGCTGTGAGTTTCATAAACTCTTGGAAGGGTTCTGTAAATGCACGAATATACGATGCCCAGTGACCTTCTTGGCCACCACCGGACCCAAAATACTCGCGCTGAGTTGTCTCACGTGCCTGAGGTTTCATGGGCTGCTCAGTGTAGATTCTAGGAGCAGTTTGAGCACCAACGGTTGTGTTTGCGCGGTCCATACCAAGAATAGCAAACTTATCAGGCTTATTCTTATTCACTGGTGCTTGGATACCGGGCAAAGTTATGGTATGTTTACCAGGTGTAGGGTCAGTTGAGTAAGACAACTTAGGCTTGGAAGCAACGCGTAGCTCATCAGTTGTTGGAGGAAGAGCCCATTCACGCATCTGGTCTTGCTGGAAACCACCTTGACCTAAATTAGTATAGCCTGCATTTGAGCCAGGACCAACCTGAACTTGTTCAACTGGGAATACATTCTTGGCTTGCATTCCAGTCACCATACGAGACTGTTCGAAATCAGTCTCTACTTGCTGACCAAAAGGATTACCAGTACCAGTCTTAATGTCGAACATTGAGAACGTCTCACGTTTCTGGAAATATTCCTTGCCTGCACCGGTATGGTTATCAAGAATATGGTTTGTACCACCTGAATACATTGCCTGAGTTACTCTTGGTCCAAAAAATGGCACTTGATTATTATGACCCTTTACGTCTTGTGAATGAATAACCTCATCTGTGTGCTCTTCGGTAGGACGAGGTTGAACATGAAAACCTTCTGTGTGAACATCATTGCTAGCAAGTGCGAAACCGACTGCTCCTAATGCTAGAATTAAAGCAACTTCTGCCATCTTTGTATTTCACGGGATACTTTACTTGCGTCTTCCCGACTCAGCTGGCTTAGGAAAAATAGCATGATTTTGTGGCTTGTGTTGAAGCCATGTATATATGCGATGGTCTTGTGTTTGATTGCTTGAATGAGGGGCGACCGGATTAGCCTTCGGTTCCTGAGGAACAAATACAGAACGTCTTATAGGTGTATCTAGTGCATAGTTCATTTAACAGTCTATTCCAAAATTTTTACAGATATCCTTTCCATATTCTTTCATTCTCTCATATGTTGATTTTTCATCCATTGGCGTATCTGCCGGCTTCTTAGCATCAGATGGAGAAGGTCCGAGTGGCTGAGGGACTACATTCGGTTGAACTGGTTCGGGCTTAGAAGCTGGTGCTGCTGAAGGCGTAGGAGTATTACCATATCCAGACTTGGACCACTGGTCGCGGTTGTAAGGCGAGAGCTTCATGCGTGTGAGCATTGCCTTGAACTTGTTAACCATGGCATTAAAAGCAGATTCGTCAGTTCCGGGAAGAGGCTGAGGAAGTCTGGTACCCATATTGGGCGGCTTTTTTCCGTAGCAGTTGACACCAAACTTGAGTCTAGGGTCAAAGTAGCCGCCATTCACACCGGGATGACCACATGCTGTTCTCTTTGATTCCTTGGGGTCACGTTGAAGAGCTTCCCATGTTGCTTCTTGTGTTGGATAAAGAGCCATTCCTGCTACAGACCAACCATATCCACACCACTCAGCTCCCTGAGAATGTGCTTCAACAATTTGGTCATAGGAAGCAAGTTCGGCTCCATATGCTGCACACACAGCAGGGGCATCTTCAGACGTATACATATTATCAGAAATATGAAAAACCTCTTTGATTGCCATTGTTTGAGTTGGCTTTTCTGTGTGTGGTCCCGGAATTGGGTCCACATCAATATTTACACCCCCATCTGTTTGTCGAATTTTTACTGTCTGGAAGGAGAACATAATATATGCTACAACTCCTGCTAAAGCAAGAACTACAAGAACTGCAGCCCATGACCCGGAAATTAACCCGACAACGGCTGACATTGTAATCAGACCAACTACAGATATGGCTAGGATTACAGGATAAGATAGTGGCTCTGCCATTTACTCTTCAAGCCGATAATAAATGAGAACCTTTGTCATCTGACTCATCGGGAATTCGTTGGCTGAGTGCTGTCTGATACGTGTATCATCGAGCGTAAACCAAGGCTTTCCGGGTGGCATTTCACGAGCATAGGTAAACCAATGCCCTCCAGTATGTGAAATTACAGCCAGTAGGTAGTATTTCTTAGAGTTTATTACAAGCACGCTTGAGTATTGAAGCGAAGAGTTCTGTGATGTAACGCGAAATATCATAGCTTTTGGGAAAGAGCCAATCAGCACTTGCTTTGTTGCTTTTCCGCGTTCATTGCATTTATCACACCTCCAATCTTCTAGCTTTTCAGGCTGTATAGACTTAATAATGGCATCTGTGATTGGAGTATTATGTTGGTCCGGATGAAGTTCATATTCGGTGGCGCTATCTTCTCTGAGTTGGGAGAATCCACACGGGCACTTGATTTGCTCGGCTGTCTTAAACCGGCAGAGTTCATCTAGGAATGGGAGCTTATCGCATAAGCTAACAAATAGTTCATTGCTATCACCAATACCCTGACCAGCAGGCATAGTGGCGGTTCTTGCAGCAAGGAAGAAATCCTTTAGTCCGTCATGGCCTCGAGAGTTCCAGATTTTATTCAGACTTACGTCTATGCTGTTATTTTTATCATGCGTCTCGCGCGTATACCTGTCGATAACTTCAGGGAGTCGATAGAACCCTTGAAGACATGCATTTACCCAACAGCTTCCCCCAAAATTGTTAAGTCCAAACATATTGTTTTTCCACCTCATTTATTGTTGTGGATATTTTACGTTTTCAGCATTTTGGAAAAATCATTGAGATATGGAGATGGCTGTAAAGGACCAGCCGGAAACTCTGCCGCGGGTACATAATCATAAGGAGGAGGGTTAGAAGAATCCCCGCCACCCTTATCTGCATGGCCAGGAGCCTCTAGCATTTCAGGTCCATATATATCGGGATATACTCCAGACTTATTCTTACCATTTCCAGAATCAGAAGGGCGAGGTTGGTTAGGGTCTAGCTTTGGAGCTCTTGGACCCCAAATTTCTTGACCGGAATGGTTAGTCTCCTGAGCAGGTTTAGGAGTTGGTGCAGGTGCAGGTGTAGGCTTTGGAGTGACCTTTAGAACTTTAGCCGGAGGAGACTTTGTTGGCGGAGCGCTTTTCATTGGTTTCTGAACATCTGGGTCCATTGTTCTTTTATTTGCTCGTTCTGCTTTTGGCTCTTCTTCAGGTTGTAGATAAGGTGTCTTATCAATTGCCTCTTCTACTTCTTTTTTATTTGATGGTCCTATGGGGCCTGCAGGGACATCATTCTTAGGTGTAGGAACTCCGGGAAGTATAGTTTTAGACCCTGCTGGTTTTACTGTTTCACCGGGCAGAATAGAAGCTAATTGTTTATCAGTCTTTACTTCTGTTTCTGTGAACATCTCCCAAACAGTTGGTTGACCGGTATGAAATTCATGTTTAGAAGCAACATCTGCATTTGTCATTTCTTCTTGCGTATTCCATGGGCGTGAATAAGAGACATAGCATTCATATACGTGAGGCAAAGCAAGATAAAGTAGAGCTAAAAATGCTAAGATATACGGGATAGCTTGATTCATTTCTTCTTATTAATCAAATGGCAAAGAAAACCCGTAAGTCCACTCGTAAGTCACGTCGTCGTACTCGTCGTCGTATTCCTCGCAGTCGACGGGGAGGCGGTGATAGCTATCCACTAATTCCAAACAATACGGCAATCGAAGTTTCAACTGCTGGAGATAATTCTGATAACTTGATGGGTATGAAGGTAAAGTAAAAATTGCCTTTCGGCGTATGTTGCGACGGTACACTAGCACTAGAGCGCGTCGGGGTCGACGTACTCTCCTCCTCCGCCTCCGCCGCCAGCGGCAGCGTTATCGGTATGCGGCGCAAACACGTAACCACCATCGTCGCTATCGCTTGTGGGCACCTTGAAGTTCAGCGCCGCGAATTGCGACACGTCGTCCGGGTCCAGCACGGCGAGGATTTCTCCTGTCTTACGGCTTGCATGCTGCTCTGGAAGGGAGACGATGACCGTCGGCCATGTCTCGGAGTCTTCCTGAGCCTGCTTGCACTGCTTGCAGAGTTGCGCTACTTGGTGTGACACGCCTTTGTCCAGGCCGCGCACTTGTGTCAACTGCCCGCTTGGCAGTTTGACAGTGTACCACTCTGTAGAGGGCCATGCAATGATTCGCACGACCGCTAGGAGCGGGTCGGGGATGAAGGGGTTGGCACTGCGCCACTCCGGGGGCTTTGCGTCCCACTCCTTCTTTGCGGCCTCAGCCACTTTAAGCAACTCCCCGATTGCTTCTTTGTTCTTATCAACTGCGCGGCCACGCTGGCCCGCTTTGATATTTCCCTTGTTTCGGGGCATCTCTTCTTGTGTTTTGCAAAGAGCAGAAACACAGGAGACACAATAATAATAATTATTTTATAAAAAATGAATCCGTTTTCATATAAGAAACTTATACCTAAAAATGATTGACGTTCTTAGTTATACAAAAGCAAACCCACGTGAGTATACATATCTTGGAATTGGTACCAAGAACCGGACCAATGACCTTGCCAAATTTACACCAGAGTTAGACCAGATTCTTCCTTGCTTCCTCAATGACGTAAAGAAGACTATTCGTGTCATTCACTTTGACCCGGAATTCTCTAATGACTATAACTTTCTTGAGATGTATTTCAAAGCAAAAGGGTTTATGAATGACGGAAATGTTTGGATTAGTTCTGACTTCCGTATTGAAGTAATAATCTGTCCTCGTTTGTTTGATTTTGAGAACGAGTTTGCAAAGGCTTTAATTAAGCAAACAATTGAGCAAGATGCACAGCTAGTTGTTCAGTTGTATAACGGTAGAGAGCTTTCGGATATCTTTAGGAAACTATATGGTCAGTTTGACGGCCGAGATAAAGAATATATCCAACAGAATGTGCTCTTTGACATTACGTATGGAGTAGACTGTCATTGTATGCCCAATATGACTGAGTATGCTCCAATCCTTGATAAGAATGGTAAGTTCTACAACTATCTTCTATTTAATGAAGTTGAAATACTTCAATCAATTGGGCTTCATCCCAAAATGAACAAGCTCATTGAGATTCATGTTATGAAGAAGCTGTCTACAATTTTAAACGAGGACCACGTAAATTATCGACGTGCTACTCGTGGTGAAGAACTTATGTTTCTGAATAAGCCATACGGCACAAATCCGGAAGATATCATGAACAGTTTGTTGACAAGTGTTCGTGAAATCTTAGACATTCTGAATAAGCTTGGTTCACTCACTGAAGAGAAGAAAGCATTGTTTGAAACATACTCTCGGAATTACCGGGAAATGGACATGTACAAGTGGTATGTCGATATGACTAAGTTGTACAAGTGATTACTTAGCAGGAGCATTCTCTGCTTTATAGATAGTCTTAGCAGCAGCTTCAGATGCTGCAACACCCATCCATGAACTGTTCATAGCATCATAATTTTTTAGTGTTGACTTTGGCTTCCACTCGACAAACCCGGTAGGCGGACCTCCTTCTGTGTTTGAAAAAGGCATACCTCCATCAATATTTGATGCTGGTGGTTTCTGTCCTCCTAAAGCAGTAATATAACCTTGCCAAGACTTGTCCATTTATCTTCTACGGCGAGATTTGCGTCTGCGTGTACGACGAGCTCCCGTAACTACAGACCAATATTTTTGTGCATGTTTTCCGGTTGATCCAGGATCTCCCTTTTTCTGAGCTTTTTCAATAGCGACTGTTTTAGCTGCTAGGTTTAAGCGTCTTTCATAACTGGCATCAGATTCTCCTGGTTTGCTTGGAACTCTAAGCTTTGCTGCCATCCAATTATTGAATCTCTCTTTACGATCGTCAGCTGATTCACCCTCTTTTTCTTCGAAGGGTGCTCCGCCTTTACGTTTACGTGTACGTGTAATTCCCATTTTTGTATTAATGCGTGATATTTTTTTAGATTAGGTTCTTGTAGTAGGTACGAAACTTTTAACGCGTCAGAGTAAATGGAGTTTCTGGAAGCAAAGGACCAATCTGAAGTAAAAAGGATGATGAAGGAGGTTCCTATCATCGTCTTTTTCCATAGTTCAACGTGCCCACACTGTGTGAACACAATGCCTCACTGGAAGGAGATGTGTGCTAATAAGGAAAAGTATGGTCTTGGTGATACAAAGATGATTGCAGTTGGAGATTCAGCAATACCAGACGATGCAGGTGTTACAGGTGTTCCTCATTTCCGGAAAATATCTAAATCTGGAAAGGTAACAGACATAAAGGGATCAAAGGATTCTGTAGATGAGCTGGTAAAGTCGCTAAAGAAGATGGATGGTGGTTCACGCCGCACCCGCAGGCGTCACACCCGTCGGCTTGTCCGTAGAGTTCGGAAGACCCGTCATCGCCGCTGAGCCTTGAGCATCTACATATCCCTCTGACTTCTCTTTAGCTCTGCGAGCCAAGAAAGCACTAGAATGGTCGGGTTCATCAATTCCTTTAGCCAAGAACTTCAGGAACCCATCCTGGTCATTAGGAATCAGACCAGACTGTAGTGTATGAAAGGTACGCATAGACTGAGCCATATCAAACTTATCAGAAGTATCCATGTAGATATCTGACGTCTCTTGGAATGCCTTCTCAATCTTCTTCTTTACATCCTTGCTGGTGATAGGAGCAGCTTCTGGACGATTAGGGTTATCTAGAATCTCAGTAAGGAGGGGATTCATGAACGGATTCTTGCCTGTAGGATATGTATACTGCTTGAGTGTTGCAGTAACATCATCAGTAAAAGCTTCAAGAGCCCGGGCATTAGGAAACAGCTTGACTACCAAAACAGTAAGAGCAAGCACAAGAGGTATAGCAAGCAGATAAGAAGTCTTTTGTGTTGCGAAGAACAGGATGAATGAGATATATACCGAAAAACGTACGATGGCGTTCATTGCAGTAGGAATATCCATTGAACTTGTCGGAACAAATTTGTACCAGTTTCCTTTAGTGAATAAACTGGCCGGGTTATCAATCCACAGGTCTTCCATTTAATTCTAGTCCATGTCTTTTCTTTCTGTGAGTTTGCGTTGAAGACGTGCAATCATACGAGCACGTCTGGCCTCGGGCGAGTTACCGAGGATAACCTGAGGCGCTACTGCTGCCTTGCGGCCTCCAAGCATATCCGTAAACATATCACCAAATGCAGTCTGAACCTTCAACTTAATTGTTTCGATATCTCTTGCCAACATTTCCTTCGTAAATTCACCGCGACGAAGCTTGTCCTCAAGCGCTGCCTTAATCTTCTTCATAATCTTCTCCATTACCGGGCTGACTTCCTGAGCCTGAAACGACTTTAGCACCTCTTCGGGATTCTCAAAGTCAATACCAAGTTCCGCGATATCAATTGTTTCCGCGAGACTCATGACTACCTTTGCTAGGCGGGTTGTCATGATAAACTCAAGAATCTCTGAAACCTTGCTACGAGACTCTTCAGTACCAAGAATCTTTTCAATCTCATCGGTCTTACCCGTTTCACCCCACACACCCTTCATTGTCTCAGCAAACTTGTTAATCTTGTCCTTGATGTCTCCACTGAGGAAAGAAGCAATGCCGCACTTCTGAAAATTAGTCCAGAATAGGTCGGGCTTGGTCTTTGCTAGCGGAGAAATGTCAACGCCAAAAAGAGTAAACTCTTCATCAAATAGGGTCAAGTCTTTCTGAATGATTTTTAGAATAGCTGGCGTAATTTTTGCTTCGAACTCAGCCGGGTCGGTATCTTTGTAAGGAGCAAACTTTGTACCGGAAAAATTAGTACAGAGTTGGTCGCGAAATGCTTTGAATGATTTCTTAGCGTCCATTTGGGTTTATATTAAGATTAGACTCTAAACTACTTATTTCCGCCACGACGAGCCATTAATTCTGAGTCAGCAGATGTTAGACAGACACAACCGGAATCAGTTGTAAAGGCAGCTGGGCAGCACTCAGGTTTGGTCTCATTGCCGACTAGAAACATCAGCTTATTCTCTTCCTTGAAGCTATTTTGAGGAAGACCTCCTACTGGCATGTGCTCGGAGGACATCCAGCCACTCATGACTGTATCATAAGGACCCATGGCAGGGCCGTCCATAGGCATGCCTGCATCCTTCTGCATGAATCCTTCCCTGGTACCTAGAAATCCAAGTAATAGAGCTCCTAGTAGAAACGCGACGACCATTGTAGTTTTAGACAACTTTACCATTTCTTTACTACTTGGATTTTTATACACCGGCGGCCATTAATGCGGCGGACATTACTAATGTAAAAGCAAGAATCTGAGGCTGGAATAAAGCAAGAATTACTGAGATGATTAACATTGCGACTACAAAAGCCTTAATGACTCCAAGAACGAATGATATAAATGATTCCATAAATGCTACTGCTGATGCTCCAAAATATGCCATAATATAGCCTTCTCCAAACATACGTCTTAGTAAGTCATTTAGCTTGTTTAGAATGTAAACAAATGCTCCTACTGGTGCTGAAGCTTTTGATAGTGTAGATGATGCAAAACTCATAATAAATTTACGGATAGTGGTAATCATCTGTCTGAATAAGGCCAATGGGTTTGCAATATTTTTTAGTATATCTGAAATGATTGAGAATTGGCTTCCAAGAGCATCTGTCATTGAGCCAGCAACCGATGACCCGATGAGGTTCATACAATTTCGGAAATTGCCTCCAATTCCGGTTTCCGGGTCTACGATACCAGCGAATAGCATATAAGAAGGGTTGCATCTGTATTGGCTCCAGTTTGCTGATATTTTGCGTAAGTTTCCATAAGCATGTGTTAGAAAGATGCCACAAATGGCTAATGTGGTTATTACCCAAAATAGTATCATGTTATTCTTTAGCAATTTATTAAAGCCCGGCAAACTTACCAATTGGGCTATTCTTTGCTGCTTCTGCCGTCTGTTCTCCTGCATAGAAGGCATAAATCACGGAAGCAAAAACACCTACAATTCTGCCCATGAGTGTACGAATGCGAATCATCAGGTATTGCATACTGGACATTAGATTTTGAATTTTACCAAATACCATTTGGAATACCATCATGAAGCCTCCGCGTGTAGAACCCATCATTCCACGCATATCTTCCATGGCAGTAGCAATACTTCCAAGTGAGTCGCCGACTACGCCCATCTGTGAGTTCATTCCATCCATAGCTAGACCGGCATAATCACTGAAGCTTTTTGTTGTACAATTCATGAAGTTAGTACCAACATCTACGCCAACCTCTACAACAATTGGTAAAAGCATAAATGCCGGATTGCATCTCATTTCAGACCAGTTATCCTGTACATATTTTGCTTGGTTCAATCCGTACATGAATATAGCTGCAATTACAGCACCTAATGTAATCCCAACAAATAGGAGCATTTCTCTTATTAATCAAAACGGAAACCTTTATTCGCTTGTCACGTGAGAATTGAAAATGAACTACCACGCCTTAGAATATTCTGAGCTAAAACAGGAAGCAAAGGAACGACGTATTAAGTTGTATTACGTCATGCGAAAGGCTCAATTGATTGAGCTGTTATCTATGAAAGAGTTACCAGAGAAGTACATTATTGAAAAGAAGGTTATTGGAGACTTGCGTTCCGAAGCTCGAGCTCGCGGATTTATAGCATCGTATAGCCTGAATCGTTCAGCCCTGCTTGAGCTACTTTATCCCCATCTGTACGGAAAGACCGGTTCGGAGTACAAGCACAAGAATCAGAACAATGCAGACAAGCATAATACCCCAAAGGAGTACTACACCAAGTAGGTATGGATAGAGATACTGAAAAATCTTGTCGAGAAGGGGTCGAATAACAGACTGTTCAAAAAACTGTTGAACATCCGGCGAGCCCAGGAAGTCAAACAATTGTTTTTTCATCCTTTTTTTGTCTTCGTTTGAACATAAAGAAAATGGTTAAGACATCGCAGACATACCAACTTCTAGCAGTTGCCGCGGTTGGTGCTATTGTTCTTTACGCAATGAACTCATACAGTGCTAGTAAGGGTCTTACTGGCGAGGGAATGATGGATAAGCTTGGAGGCGCTCTTGGTTCATCCGGGCCTCTTGGCGAGATGGGACCTTTTGGTGCTAGCAGACACGATGGTACTGGTAATGCTCAGCCTACGGAGGCTCTACAGTCTCGTCAGCCCACCGGTCAGTCAACTTACTCCGAGTCTACTCTGAGTGCATCAGAGCTTCTACCCAAGGGTGAGATTGGTGCGTCATGGGCTGCAGTAAATCCTGCTGGCATGGCTGACCTAAAGGGCCAGAACTTCCTCCAGGCTGGTTACCACACTAATACTGCTCTTGCTGGTGTATCTCAGACGAACAGGAATGCCTCTTGGGATGTTCGCTCTGAGAATCCCAACCCCCAAGGAAGTGTTGGTCCTTTTCTGAATACAACTATCGAGACAAATCCCTTTAAGCGTGGACTTGAGGCGTAAAATGGATTTTAAATTAATACAAATTTAACTATTATCAGTGTTCTACGATGCCACGCTTTCTTGCATGTTGTCGCTGGAACTCTTATAGCTATAGCTATGGCGAGTATGATACGCTGGAGGAGGCAGTGGCCCGACTAAATGAGGTCGCAAGAAATTCCTTCGCCGGGAGGTATGAAGTAGTCAGCTACTACGTCAATGAGCTTGCTTTGCCGGGAATCTACCCGGTGGTTGCCAAGACCCACCACCTTTTATAAGCTCATTAAGAGCCATTTTTTTATCATCTTTTTGTAATGATACCGGCAGTTGCAATTGGGGGAACAGTTATTGCTTTGGCATACTCGTACCTCGGTGGTCCTCAAAATAACACCCTTGTAAAAGCGTCTGATGGACGGTCTTATAAGGTTCAAGATTTACCTGATAAACAGCAGGCAGCAGAAAGAATGTCTTCAATCCGAAGTAAATTAGTAAAAATTTGTACTCACTGTAAAGATGAAAAAGATGAGCCTTATCAGCGCTTAATTTCCAGATTTGACCCGGATGTTCTAGAGGAGAACGATATTGCTGCAGATAGTACATCTTATTCCGAGAACAAAGGAGAGAAGATTATTGTTTGCTTACGTGATAAAACACAACCACCATTCCCTCTGATTGAAGAGAATACGGTAATGTTTGTTTTAATTCATGAACTAGCCCATTTGATGACTGCAAGTGTTGGTCATACTCCTGAGTTCTGGACTAACATGCGTATGCTCTTACAAGACTGTATAAAAATTGGAGTATATACTCCTGTGAATTATTCGAAAACTCCGGTAAAGTATTGTGGCATGACCATTTCTGATTCGCCACTATAGCCAGCCGATTGTCATGTTCGAGAAACCCTCGGATATACTTTTTTGGGTTGTGAACGAGCAGTCTGGGAACATTTTTAAAAGACGCTCCATTATTGGAAGAACATCTTTTGTCTCTACGTGACAGGTATAATGTGTCCTTCCTTCGACGGCGGATTTGAATATATCGTTTGCAATTTGGTGAACAGTCATGTCGATAATAACGTTTATTGGTACGCATGATTGGTTCACCATCATCAAAAGCCCTGCACTTGTCATGGGAAAGGCCATTTTGGTTAAAGATATATTATAATTGGATTATTAATCCGTTTTAGGCCCAGTTTACGTAGACCAGCTTCGTCTCGCTATCCTCTTTTGTTTCGTATCCGACACTTGCTTCTGGAAATCGTTTCCTCACTTGTCGAAATATCATTTCTATTGCGAAGTCTGGGAGAAGAACAGCAATGTTTTCAATTTTAGTAATACCTTTTTTTGCTGCTATGATAACACAACGACTGATTTGGTCAGTCAGTTGGTCAACTCTGCCTTGGTAAACTTGTTCTTCTGTAGGAATAGCCATTGCCTTTAGCTGTTCATTGCTGAGTGGGTAGTTCATTTTGTAATGACATCAAATCTGGAAATATTCTAATCCGTTTTAAGAGTAAGATGTTCAAGTCTGTAGTAGACTTCAATGGCCAAAGTAGAAATATATCTTTCTTCAGCGATGACACTATCAACGTTGTCCGGCAACAAATAGCAAAGACAGTTGATATTCATCAAGACAGACTGTTTATCAGTCTGGTCCTAAAACTAGATAAGGACTATTATTCTGGTGATTCTCGGAATTGGGAAGCTTTATTTAACCGAATTTCAATGAATGGTTTACCAATTGAACGAGACCCTTTTTATGCATACTGTGATTCACGTGATGTAAAGATTACCTATAAAAAGTTGGATAAAGAAGAGTGGATGGCGTATCCTGCTTTTTTACAACCTCTGTTTGACCCGGGTCTTTCTTTTGATGAGCCAAGAATATTCGGAGTTGAGCCAGATAGGGCATATACCTTGCCTATGAAGTTTGATACAGCAATAGCTAATCTAATACCAACTGCTCAGTACCCTATTCCAGAAGAAGGTCGTTTATTTGTCAGCATGTATCCCAATTTGAAAGATACTGATTCCAGATTTGTGGTGAAAGAATATGAGACAGGAGCTGAAGGGGCATACTTCCCTCTGATGAGGCTATCTACACCTCAACGTTTAACTGAAGGCCAAATTCTTGCCTTAGACGCCCAAACAAAACATCTGAATGATTTGCTGTCATTAGACCCCCCCCATGAGAAAGAGGTACATATCTTAAAAGCAACATGGAATGCTGACTTAGTTGACACAGACTTTGGTAAAGCTGTCAGTACCCGGTTTGAACAAATCTTTTATGGGTTGACTGTATCAGAAGAAATTCCATGCGTAACCTTTTTTACTGGTCGTTCCGAAATCTCTAGGCATAAGTTCTACAAGAAAGATGCAAAGACTAAAACAACATTCTTGAAGTTACCTATATGGGCTGCTTGGTGGACTAAGTCCAAACCTTACCGGCCTAATTTGTCAGCATTGGTTTTGTACAGGGGTGAAGACCGGGAGATTTTTGACCGGATTACAATTACATCTCATGACATCAAGCTTGCAGTATATCGGGATGCCTCAAATAAGGAATCTTTAGATGACATGAAAGAGAGCATGATTAAGTGGTTGATGTCTTTCGATGCAGTTGTACCGTTCCTTCAAAAAACAGATATCACCGATTCCAGATTTGTGTTACAGGATATTAAGTTCGAAGCAGAGTATTCAACACCGCTGGATACATATGATACTTTGCGTATGAATTGCTTAGCCGGAATCTTTGAGGTTTCTAGAAAGTCTCAACAAGTTTTTAAGTTTCTGCGGTCAGATGATGCAGATGATGGTATTAATCCTCGAGATGTTCGGATTATTAATCTGATTCGTGAGGACCCATTTATCAAGCCTTCTGAAATCCAAGAAGAACTGAAGTTATCTTTAGACGAAGCTACTATATTGCTGAATGCAATCAAACAACGAGTAGAGCAAGACCCTAATCTGCTTATCCGACAGTTCAGAAGCTTTCCTGGACTTATTATGCATCAGAAGAAAATTGAGATTAGCGATGTAGATTCTATTGACCGGTTCTTGAAGTATGCTAATATTTTACGTTATATCTTGAGTGACCCAACAAATGAAGATGTGAGTCGTATTTGTCCTAAGCGCCAAGAATCTGTTCCAGTTGCTGTTTCAACAGTGAATACACAGTTTGTAGATACGGAGTTTTCAAATCTGTTTGACTACTTGGAAGGCGATGTATTAGAAGAAGCAAAACCAGAAATGATAACTGTTCAAAAAACAAATACAGCAAAGGGGGCAACAATCTATAATTACTTCAATACACGTCTACAAGAGTTTAACCCGGTAAAGTTCCCATCACAATCAGATTATGCTAAGCGTGTAGACCAAAATTTACAACCAGTAATCATGTCATCTGAAGAAATTCAAGATATAATTGATGATGTAACAAAGGGAGAAGAGTTCAATCCACGCAAGTATCCTGATAATCAAAAAATAGAACTAACAGACCCAGATGGAATTATTCTTTGTCCGGACTTTTGGTGTATGTACGACAAGATACCTTTGCATATGTCACAGCTAGAAGAAATAGATGGAAATAAAGTTTGCCCAGTATGTCATGGTAAAGTTCGTAAACCATCTGACTACAAGGCAGATACACGAGAGTTCTCTGTAATTCCAAGAACTAAAGGAAACTCATATCCGGGATACAAGAATAATAATGAGAGTCTACCAATCTGCTTTAAGTCACCTAAGGAAAGGAAACTAAAAAAGGATGACAAAGATGACAAGTACTATATCCTCAGCGAGAACAAGAGTACGGGTTATGGTCGATTTGCATATCTTCCCAAAGACTTATTGAACTCCATTCATATTTCAGAGGAATACAAACTGGCTATTGAAGCAGGGAATCGAATCCAAACGGGAATGTCCGGGTTTTTTCGTGTTGGGTTAGGACGTCCTTCAGATGGATTGCCTAATTTCTTAAATATTACTACGAAGGTTGTATCTCCTCGTCACGCAATAGCAAATATTCTGCGTTGTGCCTTTGTTGCTACCTGGTCAATGACAAGTGAAACTCATGCAGCAGAGATTGAGAAGAAATTAGATATGATTCCATTTGCTGATGATGCAGTTGCTCGAAAGCATATGGCTCGAGTGATTTCTAGTATTGATGAAGCATTCATTGAAGGAAGGCTAACAGTTGTTCAGGAGTTGGAGTATACGGCTATTATGCTGAATGTAGACTTCTACCGGATTAGCTTAGAAGATATAACTGTTGGCTGTACATTCTATATTCCTCAGGTAAAGGTCAGAACTCGTGGTGTTATCATCTTACAGCGTGGAAATGATGTAGATTGTCTTTGCTTTGTGACCCGGCAGCAGAAGAAGTTCATATTCAAAGCTAACATCTTTGAGCCTCCATTCAAAGACGAAACTTATGTTGAACTTACCAAGAAGCGTAACTTAGCTTGCGTGACAAACATTCCAACAATGAAAGATGCTTTCTTGTTTGCAAAGTCACTAGTTGATGAATTCTTTATTGTATTAGACCCATTTGGAAGAGCTCAGGCACTGTATATCCCGCATGACATGATATTACCATTTCAGAATACTACCATTCCTCCTCTTGAAAAGAGACCTAAGATTTCTGGTTATTCGGATGTTCATGATTTACCAACATACGAAGATATGCGTACTTTGCTAAAGAAAGCACAAGAGATTGCTCCAGGTTACGAATGGGCGGAAGACATGTATGATGGTCATGGACATATCGTAGAAATCCTAACACGCTCTGGATTACGTATCCCAGTACTTCCTAAAGCGGGTGAAGGAGAAGCATCAGAAGTAACACAAACAATAATTCGTGAAACAGAGACATCTCTTGCTTTGGGGGAACCTAATGCAGAAAATTTCGCCCGGTACAAGCAGATATCCTATGCTTCTGAATTGTATGAATTTTTATTATACCAGTTGACTCTCGATATTAAGAACAAAATAAAACCAGAATTGAACAGAGCTCTTTCGGAACCGACACCTAAACGTTCAGATCTTGAGCCGGAATTAGAAGAATGGTTTGAGCAAACAACTCATTTTGTATCTCTGAATACACCAATTGAATTTTTATCTAAAATCCGGAAACCATGTGGCCAGTTTAAGGAGAAGGAATGTCCAAATGCCCACATGTGTGCTTGGGATGGAAAGACTTGTAGAATTCAGGTAAGAGATACTATCTCAAAAACAAAGTTGTTTAATAAGTTGCTTGGAACATTGATAGATAATTCTAAAATTCGGTCAATTATTTTGGATGGTCGTACAACGCCGTTCTTTAGCACAGTACTTTACTTAGAGTTACCTACAGAGGTAATATACACAGATACAGAACTCAAAGAAACCATTTACGCACAATAATATTACTATAAGTGGCGGCGGCCATAACATCTGTAGTTCAGTGGTAGAGCATCCGTCTTATTAACGGAGAGTCGCGGGTTCAATTCCCGCCAGGTGTATCAGCGTCAATAGTTCAGTGGTAGAATATGGGTTTTCCAAACCTACGACACGGGTCCGATTCCCGTTTGACGCATTTGGCTCCTTAGCTCAATCGGTAGAGCACCCGGCTGTTAACTGGGAGGTACTGGGATCGTAGCCCAGAGGAGCCGTGGGGTTTTGTCACACCTTTCAAAAAGACTACTTTAGTCGGTTAGCACAATGGATAGTGCATTCGGTTTCTACCCGAAAGGTTATGGGTTCAAGTCCCATATCGACTGCCAGCCTTTTTAGCTCAGCGGTAGAGCACCAGCTTTGTAAGCTGTAGGTCATGGGTTCGACTCCCATAAGAGGCATACTTATACACAAACATGGATGTCCGAGCTTGGTTAAGGAGCAGGTCTTAAGAACCTGTGTTGAAAAACGCGTGGGTTCAAATCCCACTCCATGTACTCCAGAGTATTGAAATCAATATTCCGAAGTGCAAAAATATGCCAATTAAGGCACTATGCAACTACTAACAAGTAGACTGGTGTCAACAGAAGTATTGCGATAGACACGGCGTACAAGATACCAGTGTCAATTAAGAGAAACTCATAGAAACTCCCAAACAATGGGATTTCTACTAGTATGTCCCTTATATTGCGTTCAGTCTCGCGCGGGTTGTCATACCAACACAAGACTAATGCCAAAGCATACACGTCTATCAGGGCGAGTATGGTCAGGAAAGAAGACTCTGCGGGCGTGCTGGCGGGTTGCCGGAGCAGTATATGCAGTATTGTCAAAACAGAGACCAAGAACAGTCCAATGTGAATGTTCTTTGCGTTCGGCATCTTCATTTCAGCGATATCAACCTGGTTATTGTATTTGTTAATTCCGTTTTTTAATAAAAAATTGCCCGAAGGCGTATTACATATTCCGCTGCCGCTTGTGGCCAGCGGGTGGCCACTTTTTTAAGCCACTGAAATTGGGCTCAAAGAGGAGTGGTCGAATTAGCTCTGCCGCATCGGGTCGAGGCTGTTTCATAGCTGGGCGTGCGGGTGCATTAGTGCTTGCCGGCTGAGGCAGGCGATTGGGTGTCACTGAGCGTTGCTCCATGATAACCGTGGTAGTTACTATTTTTATAGCAATTAAAAATCCGTTTTGCTATTGAGAAGAGAGTTCATGACGAGTAAAAGCAGTATTTTTACATACGTTTTCCAATACCTTTCTCAGTTAGCTCATCAATGATGTTATCGCATTCTATTTCACTTGCACATACCACCACCATGTCGTATCCCGGCCCAATCAATGTCAAACAATACCGAACTTCTTCGGGATTGTAGTTTGATACGGACTCAAAAGCCTGCCACTGTGTGATTGCTTTAAAGTAGTAAGAGCTACTACCTGCATGCAGCTGAATGTTTCCATTAGCAACAATCACATGTTCATAGCGAGAACGCTTAGACATTTTTACTTATTTGTGAAATTACTTAAAACAATTCCGTTTTGGAAAATAAAAATTGCCCGAAGGCGTATGTTGCGACGGTACACTACTGGTCCGTCGGCTTTTCGGAGGCCAGCTTATGCTCGTACAGGAGCACAACCGCATCAATGATATGCTTTTTGAGCAAGTCAAAGTCGGTATTCAGCTGGGTGAGTTCGTCGAGATTTAGGCCCTCTAAGAGCATCCCCACTACTTTGCCTGGAACTCGATCCAGCGGCAGGTCAATGGGGAACATCTCCATAAGGGAATTGTACCCGGCATTGTCGTTATCCGTAAGGATCGACTTCACTTGTGGGTACAACTTCTCGCAAATGGCGATCTTCGCCTTCTTGAGCTCCTCCTTAATGACTGCCTTTGCAGCCATGGCCTTCTCACGCTTCTTTGCGATGAAGGCCTCATGCCCGCCGCCGCCCTTGCGGCCACAGGCATCGAAAGTGTGTGTCTTGGCCGCAGCGCCCTCACACAGGGGGTTCGTGCAGTAAGGCACGTGCTTACGCGAGCAATTCCCAGCGGGAAGCTCGCAGCCATGCTCTGAGTTATAGAACTTGCAGATGAGCATGGTGAGCGTTGTAAGGACGACTACATATATTTAACAAATCCGTTTTTTAAATATTGATTCGCGTATGCGTGCCAATATTTGAGGAACTCAGTATTAATCATTTACTGTCAAGTTTAGGCAGTCGCGGGCTTCAGGAAGTGCACCTTCAGGTACGTCTGAAGGTTCAGGTAGGTCACCTCATCCTTGTCAGTCACACGGAGCAGCTTGGCAAGCTTGGAATCGGGCAGGATGCGGCGCTTGAAAGAGGGGTCAAAGCAGCTGTGGCTCTTCACGTACCCGGAGATAAACTTCGTCACATCCGTCTGGCTCTTCTGGCTCTTGGATGCAAGACCCATAAAGCCGCAGAGCTCATCGGAAAGGGGGCGCACCTTCAGGAAGGCGTTGTTCGCACGACGAGCCTCCCACGCAGCGCGGGCCTCAGGGGAGAGAGTCGCGGGGTCCACCTTACGGCGACGCTTGGAATCCCGGGCCTCACGCTTGATGGCTTTTGCAGCCTCCTGGAGGTCATGTGCAAGCGCACGAGACGCCTCAGCAGCCGCCTTTGCATGAGCGCGCACGGCCTCAAGAGCAGCGGAAAGGATAGCATCAGCACTGCGCACCTCAGCAGGGGCAGCAGCAACTACAGGGGTCGCCACAACGGGCACAACCACCTCAGTCTGGGCAGGTGCCTTCTTGCCCTTCGCGACAGGGACAGCTTTGGCGGCGGGGGTAGCAACAACAGGGGCGGGCTCAGTCTTCTTGGGCATCTTGTTTGACTTACTCTGGGAAACAGAAGAGGACATTTCTAACGCGGTTGGTATACTCTATGATATCGTGACCTGTTTAAATCACAAACTATGCCGGGCAGATAATATTTTAAAGCACACTTCGTAAGGTTGCTTACAATCCTTCAAAATCTTCAAAAGACAGCCTCCTAGATAATGACATACTTGTTTGGGTGTTGCAGCTTCTAAAGTCTGACGTCTCCAGCAGCTATGAGCCCAGACATAATAGATATTTCTGCGTGAATGAACATTCTTATGCTCCTTTGCCCAAAGCAACAAGCTGTTTCTTAGCATTGCTGTAAACTCCCAAAGCTGTGTCCGGTTCAATGCAATAAAGAACATCGGATTAATGTCTATGAACAAAGACTCTTCCAACATCTGACTAATCATCATCCAACGCATTGCAAGTACCTTATCCGAATCTGTAAGATACAGCGGGTCATAAAATAAGGGTAGCAATCTAACTTCCCGGTAATATATACATTCTTTCATACGCTTTCGGGTTTCAAGAGAAAGTTCTTGGCGAGTATATGGATTAATTGGTTTTAGTTTATCCAACGATAATTGGAATATAGATTTGATGTCAAACCAAAAAACCTTACCATCCTCATGAAAAGCAAAATAATTAAAAGGATGAACCTTTTCTTCTGAGGTAATCACGTCTTCTTCATTATGGCATAGTGACCTTTTTAGGACACCGGGCCCGGCCATATCAAGCAGATATCTAACAAACCAACCACGCCATATTTTTTGAATCTTGACTGCACTTTCTGCTACCGGGTTTACATTGGCCCACAATCTAGGATTCTTCGACTTTGCATGTTTTCCACAAAATTGAAGATTCTTCAATGCCTTTGATGGGCACCGTTCATTTGATGTCTTGTTTTTACAAGACCCGCAGAGCATTTCTTATCTATTACACAGTTGTTTCTTGAAAACGGATTTACATGTTGATAACCCAATAGTAATAACAACAGTAAACATGTCCACAAACGCAATCGTAAACGCAAGCAACGCAAACATCGCTCAGGTCTCTTTCACAGAGGCCAAGCGCAATAAGCAGGGAGGTCTGGGTGTGTCATTTAAGTATGACGGCCAGAACTTCGCGCTACGCCTTCCACGGATGGCGTTTCCCGGCGGCCTCCTTCAGCGGGAGGACGAGAAGACCGGCAACGTCTCGTATTCGCTCATTGGCTCTCTCAAGGGCTGTGACCCATACGCGAAGGCCCGCTCCACCGGCACTGATGACATGTCTAAGCTATACAATTTCCTCCTGGATGTCCAGGAGAAGTTGATTCAGGCGGCAACTGAGAACAGCACCAAGTGGTTTGGCAAGAAGCGTGGCGAGGAGTCAATCCGCGACAGCTTCAACGACCGCAGCGTTCTGAGTGTGTCATCTGACAAGAACGGCGACGAGTATATTCCCAACGGAAAGTACCCGCCCTCGTTTCGGCTCAAGATTCCCGTATACGACGGCCGCATCTCTATGGATGTGGTTGATGCATCCGCAAAGCCCGTGTTTCTGACACTAGATTCGCTCCGCTCCGTCTTCCCAAAAGGCGTAGCAGCAAACCTGATTGTCAGTGGCTCGGTCTACATCATTGGCCAGTCATTTGGCGTCACTTGGCGCGTGTCCATGGCGCAGGTATTCCCTCAGACTCGTCTGACGGCTGCCAGCGCCTTCGAGGCAGTCCCCGTTGAGGAGGCTGAAGAGGAGGACGCCCCGGCGGTAAGCCCTACTCCTGCTCAGGAGTCTCAAACGGTTGAGCTTCCAGTAGTGGAGTCTGCTCCCGCTGAGGCTCCGGCTCCGGCGCGCAAGCGTCGCGTTGCAGCCCCAGTCTAGACCATACAGATGAGTCTGGCGGAGGCTGATACATAACGAATGAATCATCTATAAAAAGAGGATTGGTGATTTTCACTGCCTTTTTCACTGCTGAACACATTGGTGAAAAAGACTTTCCACACGAGCATTCATAAATCTCAGGTAATCCATTAGTGATATATTTGGGTAGAATGATTCTATGGCATCCTTTAAGCAGAATATCTGAATCAGTTGCATCTTGATACGCCTCAGATGACAAGAGTGAAAAGATAGATTCCCCTGCTTTCCAATCCTCTTGAAGCAGAGTACCAAATGGTGAATCCTGGAACCAGAGGGTCTTAAATTGAGAATGGTCTTCTGATTCATGCTCTGCCAATCCTACCCGGTTTAAGTCATCATCGTACAACCAGTATACATCTAGCCCTTCATTTTTATATGATGCATCCAGGGCTCCTCTAAAAACAGTTCTATCAGAATATGCCCACTCAGCAGCATCGTGGTCTTCATCGTGTTCAGCTATGTCAGGAGAAATGTCAGTATAAAGCAGAGATGGTCTCAGTGTTGAGTACATCTTTGGTTTTTGATTAGACTATGCTTTGCGCATCCATAACGTACTACGACCTCTTTCGATTTCCACAAATCCAAGACTTTCGTAGCATTTTACTGCCGGTGTATTATCTATCAAGACATCTAGAAATATAACTTTTCCGGAATATCTTTTTAACACACATTTAAGAAACTTTCCACACAGCCCCTTACCGCGATGTGATGCTTTTACTTCAACCCCCATCAAAAGGTAGGTTCCCTTATTGTCTCCTCGTATATATGCTTTCATTGCACACTTTGCAATTTGTTTACCATCTTCAAAATATCCGTAATGTTTTATTAGTTTACTTTCATTCGGGTCGGATTCTAAAACCTTACACGTATACACCATTATATTATTTGAAAGAAACGATTACCGCCTATGCTTACGCGTCTTGCGGCGTGACTTCTTACTCTTACGTGTTCTACGTCTACGACCGCCAAGTCCCGGGTCTGATGCCATAGTAGCATTCAAATCATCTTGAGAATTGCTAGGTGTCATATCGCGTTCTACATCTTCTTTTACTTCACGTATTGCTATCTTTAAAAAGTCCTTATATCTTTGCTTTAATCCAGCCGGTATAATCAATACACTTTCACCAAACATATCATCATATTGCCTTCCACCAGCAACAGCGGCTGCAAAACGTCTCATAGGATTTGATGTCTCATTGGTTCTTAATTTTCTTGCTAATTCTCCCCCATGGTTCTCCATAAGTAAAGCTTCATATGCAGTTTGTGTACTTCCCATTTGTATTAATCAAACGAAACTTTCACAGTAACGTCATGTCTGGAAAGGGAGTTTGTAGCAGAGTTAGATAGCTCATGGCGCTTTCTACGCGTATCTTTATCAGCTGTTTCCTTGAGTTCCTGAAGCCGGGATTCCATATCTGCATGAACAGCTTCACGGTGAGTTTCTAGGTAGTTAATGATTTCATCCGAGAGAACCCACTCGAAAAAGTTTAGCTGGCCCACGGTTGTGTCCAGACCCTTGAACTTGATTCGTTTGCACCGACAGAATGGGTCGAACATCTTCTTGCTGTAGGCTTTTAGATGACTCTTGTACGACAGGTATACAATCACGTAGGACTGTTTGCTGGTTATGAATGCTACATTGAACTTCTTCGCGTAATTTGTCACAAACCAGTCGATGATTCTCAGGGATAAAGCTGAGGTACCAGTTAGAATTGCGTTTACTTTCTCTAGGTTCCCGGGAACTGAGTAAAACTTCTCTAGACGATGTAACACCCATTGTTCTTGGCTTTGAATTTGTTCCATATTTATTAGTCTCACCGCCTTGCTTGAAAACGGGTTTTAACTCTTGTACAATCATATATTTAAGAATGCAGGATAAGATTAATTACTTGCTCGAACACTATGGTATCGATGACCAGCGCACACAAGCATGGTTCACTAAGCGCGGTGAAATGCTAACTGCATCAGAAATCTGGAAATCATTTGGTGATGCAACAGCTGCTGCCCGGCGTGAACTGATTCTATCAAAGCTGACACCTCCCAAGAAGCAAGATGGCCAGGGAGTTGGTGCTCTAATTTGGGGAACCCGGCTAGAACCTGTAGCAAAGGAGATTTATTGCTTTACAGAAAAGGTTAAGTTGGTTGACCTATCATGTGTACGTCATCCAGAACATCCCTTTCTTGGAGCATCTCCGGATGGATTGATTATTACAGATGATGCTCGGAATGGGCGTCTTATTGAGTTAAAATGTCCAATCTCTCGGTCTTTCTCGGAGGATACACCTGTGCCAGACGCATACTATCACCAGATGCAACTTCAGATGGAATGTACTAGACTTGCAGAGTGTGATTATGTTGAGATGCAGTTTAAGTTGATGAACTATTCTGAATGGTCAACAACTGAAGCAGAGTTCAAGTCTTGCTTTGCAGTTTCTGATTCTGGTCAGGTTCTGTACCGACAGATTACTGATACACAAACGGTTCATGAATGGCAGATGTCCGTTCTTGGAAATCCGATGGATTGGCAGATTCTATATTGGATTCTGGTGAAGAAGCGGCAGAAGCTAACCCTAAAGGACCCGGACTGGATGCCAATGCACTTTCCAGAAATGAAAGCAACATGGGATGAAATTGTTCAGCACAGGGAAGCTGGAACAGTTCCCGCTGTAAAGGAGAAACCCATTTTAGTGTTGTAAAGTTAAACTAACAAAATGAAGCGAGTTATTCTATCAACTAAATCTGAGTTTAAATATTTTAAGGAGTATATCAAGTCTTTTTCTGGGTCAGATGAAGTTGTCTTGTATGACTCAAATACGCCTAAGTTTACCGAGAACATTTATTACCTTTGCGTTAGACGTGTTCCATTTGAACTTCTTCCGGCAGAATGTAAGATTGGATTCTTGAATACCGAACAATTATGTATACCATCTAAACTTGCCGAATACAACACATATTTGCGTGATGATGTAGAAGTGTTCGATTACTCGCAAGCAAACATTACTGACAAAGGAACATATTTGCCTTATAACGAAGTAGCAAGTGAGACCGAGTTTCTAAAAACTTGTATTGTTCCTGATAAGAAATTTAACATTGCTGTCATTGGAACTCCTACTCCTTATCGGATGAAAATCATTCAAGAGATTCAGGCTGCTGGATATACGGTTGATTTTATTAATGAGTTTGACGAGCCCCGCGATAAGCGTGTAGGCCAATGCTCTGTTTTGCTAAACCTTCATGCTGATAAGGAATACACTATTTATGAGTCAGTGCGTTGTGAGCGTTGGCGATTTGCCGGAATGCCAATTATTACTATGCCTTGTTCCAATGCTGTCCCTGACGGCATTACAGTTACAGAGAATCTAATTGCTACATTGGTGGAACGCTTTGGAAAGCCGAAAGGTTTGAAGCTAGGCCTATGTATGATTATCAAGAATGAAAGCCATATTATTCACGAGGTATTGAATTCTACACTTGCTTTGATTGATACTTTTTGTATTCTGGATACCGGTTCTACAGATAATACTATCCAAATTGTTGAAGAGTTTTATCAGAAGGCTGGAATCCAAGGAGAAGTCATTCGTGGAGATTGGAAAGGATTTGGAGCATCTCGTTCTGAAGCATTGAAGTTGTGTGATGGAAAGATGGACTATATATTGATGATTGATGCTGATGACTTAATGGTGTTTCCTGTTGGTTGTAAGGTCTTTCTACACAAGGTTCTTGAGGAGCATAAGCCTAATGGAGCAATTATCCAAATTAAGCGTGGAAATATTGATTATGCCAGGACACAAATTTTTAAGGCAGACGATGCTTGGAGATATGTGGGAGTTCTGCATGAGTACCCTACAAATGATAAGACGAATAACAAAATGATTAAGCTTCCTCCAGAAATCTATATGATTGGTCGTACACTTGGTAGCCGGTCAAAGCAAGAAGGAAATAAGTATCTAAAAGATGCTGAGATACTTCTTGCTGAGGTTGAGAAGGAGCCGGAGAATGACCGCTATGTGTTCTATCTTGCACAGTCATATCGTGATGGAGGAAACATTCCTGAGGCTATTAAGTGGTATAAGCGTCGTGTTGAAATGGGTAAGTGGAAGGAAGAACAATGTGTTAGTGCTATGAACCTTGCCCGGCTTCTACAGGATAAAGACTGGGCATGGCGTGCACATGAATTGAATCCTAAACGCAATGAGTCGCTTGTATGGTATGTTTCATATTGTCGTGCAAAGAATCTGTTTACTCATGACCTTCTTGCCATGATTATGTATGCAACAACTATCCCCAAGCCAAGTGAGAATGTGCTGTTTGTAGAGAATGATATTTACGATTGGCGCATGTGGGATGAGCTAGCAGTTATTGCTTATCATATGGGACGGAAAGACATTGCAAAGCAAGCCGGAACCCGCCTTCTTCACGAGAACCTATTTCCCGCAGAACAACGTGGTCGTATTGAAAATAACCTTAAAGCTGCACTTAGTTAAGGAATGTATGAATTAAATTGATTTACTCGGAATGGAGACTCTACGCCCTGAATAGGAGGAGCATCAAATCTTCCATCTGGGCGTACAAAATTAGTCTCTTGCCTGTAGGATGAAACAGATCCTGCTTGAGTCTTTTCTACATTTCTTTGGTCAAGAAATTCAGGGACAAAGTGTTGTCTGCTAAAATAGGTCATTGCGCAATAAACAAGTATGCCTGCAAATATTAGTGATAGCCATACTGGAACGTTATGATGCCAACTCATTTATATGTTTAAAACGGAAAGAGTTTTCATCTATATCAACAAGGGTAACAAATGGAGGAACGAGCTATCGAGACACTAAAGCGCATGCTAATAGTTCGCAATATCAAGACTGACGGTGTAGACTCACTTGGGTCTGCAATTGATGAAACGCGAATGTTCAATATTGGCGGAGTTCTTATAATCTTCAGCGAGAAGGGGAGAATGACCGAGAATATTCTTCAGTCATACATGACGTTTGCAGAAGACAATAACTACAAGCATGGAACAATTGTTGTATCTCTGGTTGAGCCATCGGAGAATGTTCTGGCTTTTGTCCGAGACCATAACAATGACCTGAAAAATCCTCTATTCCAAATCTTTGAGATTCGACGCCTTCAGTATGATATTACCACTCATCGTAGAATGGCTCCACACCGGATTATCAGCAAGGAAGAGCTGGCTGCTCTTGAGAAGAAGTATAATATTACCAATCCAAAAAAGCAACTTCCTTGGATTGATTCAGAGGACCCGGGAGCAAAGTGGATTGGTGCTCGGTCTGGTGATGTAATTGAAATTCAGCGATTCTCTGAGTCTGCTGGAAATAGTACATACCATCGATATTGCACCGGCAATGTTCTTCAAACCTAAACATAAATGGAAGGAACATTCGCCTCTGCTAAAAACCAATATAAGATGAACTATGTTCAATATTTTTTAACGAAAGAACCTAGTTATAAGACCGCGTACGAGACAGCTCAGAAAACTATGGATGATGTATTGTCTAAGGCCCCTCCTCCGCACGAGCATGAAAAGCTGAAGCCTATAAAGGAGACGTCAATTGCCCGTCGTTTCCGGGAAAGCTCTCCGGCAAGTATCCCATATCAGTCGTGGAAGTACTGGACGCTGTTTCCACTACTGCTTGTGTCATTTGGGTTATCGATGTTCTAAAGATAAGCAGCAAAACAACTGCAATCAAACCCAGAAATATACCAAGATATATATTGAAACTTTTATGCAATATAGATAGCTCTTCTTCTTGCTTGTATAATACGCTCTTAAGGGCTTTAGCCTTGTCAGAAGACTTCTCAATTGCCTCGAACTCTTTTTGATACCGGATGATATCAGCAGTTAATTCTGATATCAAAGCAGGATCAAACTTTCCCTTAGAACTTTGTAGAAATTCCCGGACATGTTGTGCTAGTTCAGAGTTAATACTCAGTACTTGTTTAACTAACTCTGCTTGTTTAGTAGAATCAGTTTCATGAACTGCCTGCGTTAATCGGCTAGTGTATTGTGTTTTCAGTTGGGTGTAATCTTTTTGAAAAACATTCAATTCTCTCGCCCTATCTTTTTGGTATTGGTTGATATCCATTACTTTTTATAACGGTATAATAAATGTCTAACGTCAACTCGAATGGAAAGTTTGGGACATCTATGGATTATTCCATGTTTCTTAAGCGGAAGAGAAATCAGGTGCTGACAACCGCATATACAAATAACGCATCAGCGAATAATCCCATATTTAACCGTGACAAGAAAACTCGCGGGTTTGATAATGGGGTTCTTACAGTGTTGTTTGAAAGGGGCTTGATAGTAGGAAGCGGAAGCAGTTCTAGAGGAACAACTTATACGGCTACTTACACCGTGGCTGCTGGAGTGGAGGGACCTGATTTCCTGGTTGCGGCTGGACTACCAATCGAGGTTCTTAATTATTTTTTAACGTATGACGAGAAAATACAAGCATACCCAGGAACACCGATTAACCAAACAACTTTATCTAATTTTCAAAGCGTAGCTCCTATAACATTTACTGTTACCAACAATACTACGTCAGAAACCTCTACATTAACTTACATTGGTGATCCTGCTACTGATAAAGCCGCCGCTGTACGTAGCCATGGTGTTACCCCAAACATTGGAGATAGTGTTACGATGACACTTACTTTCGGATAAATCTATCGATCATTAATAATAATGGAATATGACACGTTGACAGACCAACTAAATAATACAATAACGTCTGGCATTTCTAAGGGAACTGATTGGAATGCTATACCAGGAGGTTTAGATAAAGTATCCGAATCTTCGAGGGGGTTTGTTTGGGGCTTGGGTTCAGGCAATGTATGGGTATGCCAATCACCTTGTCAAGGAAACTGGAAACAAGTAAAACTTCCTTCTGCAGCAAGTTTACGCGATATCGTAACAGACGATACACACATATATGTCCTGCTTCAGAATCAACTCTGTATCAAATCAGCAGACAATACAGATGAATGGGTAACTGTAACAGCCCCCGATGGAATTGAAAAGATTATTAGCACGGCCTCGTATATTTGGGGACAAGCCGGAACTCAAAAGTATAAGCTACCCAAACCGGGTATGACAGGAAACTGGATTCCTGTTAAAGATGATATGAATGTCAAGGTTACCTCTGCTAGTTCCGGGCATCTGTACGGCGTAGACTCAAAAGGTGAAGCTATGATAACAGATGAAGCTATGCAAACATCTTGGGCAGTAATTCCAGAATTCGGAGGAAAGTATACAGCTATTTATGGAGAAGCAGACCAGACTGCATTGTTTGGAATTGATTCAGAGAACAGCCTTAAGAGATGTCTAAACGGTAAGTGTCAAGGAGTAGACACGCAAGGATATACTCCCCAGAACATTACTATTGAACCATCTACCAAGCAGATGTGGATGACTACAACAACATCAGGCAAAACTGGAAATATTTTCAACCAACCACTGTCATTTGATTATACAGATATCATAAAGTCTGTCCAGCCAATTGATACAAAACGAGACCAGGCTGTTGATGAAGTAAAAAGTCAGTATGAACAAGCAACATATTCCGGAATGATGTCAAAGCAATTTGCCGTGCTAAAAAAGATGGTTGCAACACTATTTAACATTAAACCAGCATCATCACATGAAGAAGACTCAAAGGTTCTTCAAGGAGATATTGATAACGCAACATATGAACTGAATATTCTTCGCGATATCCTTCCATTTATTCAAAAATTATTGATAGTTTTGGCATTGACTGTTGTAGTGTATGCAGCAAGTGATTATTTAGGGTCTGCTACACATGTTATTGCATTAGCTGTGTTGATAGCTGGAACCGTTTTCTTTGCTATAAACAAGTAATGGCAGCCTGTGACGTTCAATGCCATCGGGACAAAGAATTAAAGAGACTCAGTTCGGATGTAGTAAGAGCTATTCCGAACCGGGAAAAGGACCCAGAAGCATATGAGAAGGCCCGTACAGCGTATTACACTGTTAAGGAAGGCCAAGGATGGGTTGCTGGAGAGAATGAACGAAAGGCTAACGAAGCTGTCCAACCAATTCTGGATTCGTATCAAGCCAAATTTGATAAGATGAAAGAAGATATGATTTATGCTAATGCAGCTGCTCAGGCAAAACAAGATGCTCTAAGCCGTCAAGTTGGAGATGAAGATGAAGTCAGATTTATTCATCGTGAAATCATGAAGGAACAGGATGAAGCAAGTGTGTATCAACGATTAAATGAGCTAGCCGGTATTCCAGTAGATATCTATGCGTGGCTTCCTTCATTTCTGGATTTGGTGTTAGGCATAACGATACTGGTACTTGTCTTTCAAATATTTGTACAAGGAAAGCTATCTAACATTAAAAACTACTTTACGAATAACAATGGAGTGGCTTGACATTCTTCAGTTAGCACTTTTGGTCATACTTTTATATGCAGTAGCAATTTGGTCTTCTGGTCGTGAAGATTTTGAAGCAGGAGAATCAATCATGCTTGAAGACCCGGAAAAATACAACGATGCTCTGTATGCTTCTGTATATAAAGCTTTATGGCACCCAGATAAGGTGTTAGATTATGAACGAGTTTCAATGCAGGATATAGCATTGGCTGAGAAAGCAAAGACAGATATCAAGGTTCTGGATTTATGTTGTGGCATTGGTTCACATGCATGTTGGTTCAAACAGATGGGCGTTGATTACACAGGAGTTGATATTTCCCCCGCTATGTTAGACCAGGCAAGAAAGGATTGTCCTTCTGCTAAATTCCAGAAAGGTGATGTAACACAAGCTGCTTTATTTCCTCCCAAATCTCAAAGTCACACCTTGCTTCTTGGGTTTGCAGCCTATACATTCCCAAATGTAAAGGTAGTTTCTGATAATGCTTACATGTGGACACAGCCTGGTGGTGTCTTTATAGTACACTTAGTTGAGCCGGATAAGTTTGACCCATTGCTTGAGTTAGCATCTCCCTTTGCTGCATTCTCAGTTCAAAAGTATTCATATGACCGGCAAATGAAGTCTGAAATCTTCTTTAATGACTTCAAATATACAGGGACATTTCATAAGAAAAAGAACGAAGAGGATGCGTCATATGATGAAGTATTCACATATTTTAATACCGAAACAAGTCCAAAGAATATTAAGTACCGGGAACAGAAGCAGAGGTTAACGATGCCCAGTCTTGAGAGTATGATTGATACTATTAAGAGTTCTGGATTTCGAATGCAAGAGAAGGTTCATCTTATCTCTGCTGGGAAGGAATATCAGTATCTCGTTTATTTTACGAAGTAATTATAAATGGCCAAGCGTACTCGAAGACTACGAAAGAAGGGCGGGATGTTTGGTAACTGTTTTGGAAGATGCAAACGAAGATCAGTCCAAGCTGTAAATGATGCTTCTCGCGCACTTACTGGACAACCATTAAGTTATGTTAGTAAAGAAGATGAAGAACTTCTTACACAAGAAGACGGACAACGAGCTGCAAGAGCAAAATTAGAGCACGAGAAACAACTTGCAGCAGCGCGTAAATTAAAGGAACAGACGGAGGCTCAAGCTAAGGCTGCAAAAGATGAAAGAGAAAGAGCAGAAAGAGCAGAAGCAGAAGCAACAGCGGCATTAGCTAAAGCAAAAGAAGACGCCGCCGCTGAAAAACAGAGACAAGAATCAGAAGCAAGAAAAGCCCGGGAGGCCTTACAAGCAGAAGCAACAGTTCATGAAAGAGAAGCAGCTAAATATGAAAGAGAAGAAGCAGCTGCTAGAGCAAAACTACCTAAAGCTGAAGAGAATTTATCAAAAAGTGCTAAAGAAGACAAAGAAGGGTTTGAACGAGTTCTTAAAGAAATAAAAAGAGCAATAATGTCAGCTAAAGGTGAAAAGACTAAACATGCAAATGCTGCAGAAGGAACTAGAAAGAAACTACAAGGAGGAAGGCGTTCCACCCGGAGACGTAAAACTCGCCGCAGAAGATAATGGATATCTTTGATAGCCGAACAGTTGCCGATTTTCAAAAATTTACATTCTCTGGACATTTGCGTACGCATGTCTATAAAGTGTTAGATGAAAACATTAAGTTGGGTCATGCAGATTATACGTGTTATTGGATTCTGGAATTGATGTGTTCCGGGTTAGTACACTCCTGTTGGAATACTTTATTCCTAAGTTCAGCCCTACATATCAACCGTGGAGCGCCTAATGTGTTTCTGTATTTGGTAAGTATGTATGAACGCTTTGCTCCTTATGAAAGTCAGTATATATTGATGAACATGACAGATATCCGAAACAACCACGATGCTCGTAGGCTATTCTGCGAGGTAGGAGCATCTGTTGCCTTATGCCGTAAATCTAAACTGCCTTCACTTCCTAGAATTAAGCCAGACCACGACTTTCAACCTCTGGTTATTCAAGAGAACTTGAAATCGCCATCATCAATCTATGCTCGTTCAATACTAAAAACCGAAGACCCTATGGAGTTGTATATCCCGGTAAATGAGTTTATGTTTTGCTTAAGGCCTGAGACACGGGACTCTATCCGGGGACTTTATTGGGCTTCATGGATTCTTGCATATGCATCAAAGTTCAAAGCAGATAAAAAGACACATTTAGTCTGTGCATATCGTTCGAATGATTACGTGGAAGATAAGTATCTGCGGTCTCCAGTTTGGATTTTGTGGTCAGTTATCCACGAAACTGCGCGAACATCTCCTCAATCCGGAACCATAACTCCATATATAGAAGCGCTTTATAAAATGTACTGCCTGCGTTGGGGTCAAGGAGACTTGAAGAAGCGTTTACCATTTTTGATAACAGCTGTATTATTCATCTGTGAATCTACAACGATTGACATCCATTATGCGGTTCCTCATAATATATCCACTGTACAAGATGTTGTAACCAATATACCACAGTGGATTGGAGCAATCGTTCATACTCAGAGAACATTTGCCTAGCTCTTGTCGAGCAAAAATGGAAGAGTCTTCAGATAATCAGCGGATTATACAAAATGAAGCTTCTAATCTTTGACACTGAGACTACTGGACTTCCTAAGAGCCGGGAGCAGGCTATTAAAGGAGCAGACAATTGGCCACACGTGGTTTCTATTGCATGGATGGTGATTGATACAAATAACAATTACAATACGATTTCAGCAGAATCGCATATCGTCAAGCCGGAGTGGAATATTCCTGCAGATTCTACCGCAATTCATGGAATTACTCAAGAAAAGGCTCTAGCAGAGGGAACTCCTTTGTCTACGGTTATCGGCAGGTTCCTTGCTGTAGAGCACGATATGATGGTAGCACACAACATTGACTTTGACTACAATGTTCTGGTCAATGCAATTATGTGGGACTTGAAGCTTGGAACAATTCCGGATTTCAAGCGTCGGTTCTGCACTATGGAGCCAATGCGAAATGTTATGCGATTACCGTTTGCAAACGGTCGCGGATTCAAACCTCCAAAGCTGTCTGAACTATACGAGTATGTAATGAAGAAGCCGGCAATTAAGCCTAATCTTCATAGTGCACAGTATGATACGCAAATCTTAGCAGAGATTGTAAAGAATTCACCTTATCTTCAATCGTTGATGGGTTTAACCAATAAAAGCGACATCCAACCAAATGCTTCTAAAAAGGCAAGAACAACCTTTATCATATAAGGAAATGTCTTCTTACCATACAACGCTGCTATGGTGTTCGGATGGCTGGGTATATGATCCGGTAGCAATGAAACGAAGACGTTTTTTCACTGGAGATGTGTTTAGTATGGAAGAAGAACCAATAACTCGTACTACATTTAGTGATGTCCAGTATATTGAAAAAGTAAAAATAATTGTTTTATCGGAATCTCCTCGTGTGTGGATTGAACAGGGTGAGATGTTTACCCAAATATAAAAAAGTTCGTAGGAACCTGGGGGTATAATCCCTTCCCTACTGGTTTACTTACCCCCCTCCCATCAGGCGAGGCGGGCATTTCAACACCTTTACCATTGGTCACCACTCAGGCGTGATATATGGATGGATTCTTGTAAGTATACATGCTCCCACAACTGGGACAACACTTTGCAACCAACTCATGAGATTTATATTGGTCTTATTTACCAATACTTTACCCGTTTTGCGATTTGCGGTCAGCTGGCCAGACTGGCCACATAACACCCCTATGTATACTTTATAGGGGCAATAACTACAATTTTTGTAATAAAAGAATCCGTTTTTATTGAAGATATGAGAACCTCTAGAGTAAACAAATGCTAGCTTGGGACGTAATTCAAACCGCACTCGCAACAATTTGTATTATGGTTATCATTCAGGTTGTTATCTTTTTTGTAGCAAGGGTAATGACTCCTCCTCAGCCTAAGATTATCTACCGGGAAGTACCCATGCCACAAGCTCCCGTACAAGCCCCTACGGTTACTTTCACAGAGCCGCCTGTATCAGAAGTAAATCTACCCGAATATGAACCTCGTCAACAGGCTTCAGACTCTTTACGCCTGGACACCCAGCTCCCGGCTGGTATCACTGAAACCCGTCCCCCCGGAACCTAATTTCAGTGTTCCTCAAACAGCTGGAATTATGGGTTGGATAGTTCTATCATATGACAACAATGTCCCCGTGTGTTCGTGGATTACGGCACGTGAATGTTGTGTACTACAAGTGTGTTTGGATGAGCGCCTTTTTGGCGATACTATATTCAGGGCGGAGAAGGTAAGAGACACTTATGTTATTTCTGACGTGTTTGTGTATAACTCTAGCTGTATCTTTGTTTCTTCAACGTTCCAGCAACGATACGAATGGACAGCAGAAATCCTCAAGAGATTCTACAGACCGGGACTAGCAGAGTTTATTCATAAATCAGAATTGCCGGAGAATACTAAACTAAGAGGGTATGAGGTATATGATTTCAAAGAAGGGTCTCATGGATGCTTTGTAGAGTTGGACCAAACTGAAACAATCATTCGTACTGAGATTCCAGATGTTTATACGGTGGTTGGAAAGCAAGGGTATGTATTGGTACCTAATTTAAAAACGTCCCAATTCTTGCGTTCAAAGGGTTCAGAGTTCAAATTAAAGTGTGTTCAGAAAGACGGCAACTGGGAAGTTATTTTGCCGAACTAAAGTAAATATGCCTCGTCGTCATACTAAGAAACGTGGAACTCGTAGACACAAGAAGCAGCGTGGTGGATATTACTCATTCCAAGGAGGTCTTGCTCCGGGTGCAGCTTCATGGGGAGCTGGCTCAGAGATGGGTCAGTTTGTTGTAGATAAGGGTGGTAACATTGGCAATCTAAATCCCGGAAATGTAATCCAGTATGGTCGTGGTCGTAAGCGGAAGTCTCGCAGCCGTAAGACCAAGCGTAGACACCGTGGTGGTGGTAAGTATGGAGGTGTCTCTGCTGGATATACTGGGAGCGGGTCACGAGGAATGGCTAACTTTGTAGGAGACAGCACCCGTAATCCTACCGGAGATGCAGCACTAGGAGCGTTCAATAACCATGGAGCACAAAGCCTTGCTAATACCAGCGCATTCAATATTCTCCCTAATAACTAAAGATGACTGATAGTCTATTAGCAGGAATTCTTGCACTGGCTGCATTTGGATATTTATACTCTCGTCGGTACCCTTACGCTTTCATATGGACAGTTACAGGGTATCTCCTGGCCTATAATTCTATCTTCAAGTCTTCTCGTGTTATGTCTGTGATTGCCGGTGTTGTGTTGACTCTGATTGTTCTCATGCACCCTCATCGTCTAATACTTGAAGGATTTGATAACGAAGAAAAGGAAGAGCCTAGTGAGCCAGAACCTACAGGAAAATCAACTCCTCATGTAGACTTGGGTACAACTATTTTACATGCTTATCGCAACTTGTCTCCCGAGCAGATTGGAGGTATGAAGCGCGATACAAAGGAACTAATGGAGCTTCAAAAAGAACTCATGGGAACTTTAGCAGAGATGAAGCCGGCTATTGAACAGGGCGCTCAACTTTTGGGGACGTTTTCTCAGTTTTTCGGGAAGGACGGGGCGCAACCCGCGAGTACTTAATACGTTCCATTCCATCTGCATAAACAAATACGTGTAGGTCGGGGTCATTAGAAGATATCCACGGTCCTCCTAAAGACCGGATAGTTGTCTTCCAACTATCAACTTTCTTTTCGATTTCTCTCAGTCGAAACCAATCAACCCAGATTTTATAGGTCTTGATTAGAGCCATAATATACATAGGAGACATATCCAGCATATAGAGTTGAACAACAACGTATATTGGGTACAGGAGCATATCAAACCAAAGCATAAATGTTTCCAGCATATCGGCACATTCAAACTTAGACTTTAAGTCAACATACTCATTTGCTAAAGCAAAGTAAGCTTCATCTAATACTTTGACTTTCTTTGCTTTTTTACGTAAATCTTTCCACTCTGGAATCATTTCTGTATTGTTATTCCATCCTTAGGAAATTCTACTTCTTTTAACGTTACTGGGTCAAGATACTTCCAATTGGAATGTAAAGGAAATAACTTTCCAAGTAGTTCAATAGTAATTCGGTTTCCCGTCACAATATATGGCTCAAGAGAAGATGTCATATCACAATTTTTCCAAAAAGCAGATGCTCCAATCCAGAGCCAAGGGGCTTGTGTATGCTCAAGAAGAATACCATACACTAGAGGTTTAGAGTAAGAATATGATTCCGGATACTCAATTTTACATTTCTTAATAGTTTCATCAATTGAAACAGATGTAATTGTGTGCACAATAGTTAGACTACCATCCAAATATATAGCATGTTCCTTGACAGATACAAAAGGTTCTTTCGAGTAACACAACGAAAGAATCTTCTTTTTGATTGAGTGACCTAGTTTACAGCAGAACATTTATTGTAGAAACTTAATTATCTGTAAACGGCAACAGATGATACAGGAGCCTCACCTCCCTTGAGTTGTGTGACGTATTTGTCTCGGTTTTTCTTATCATCTGCTGTAAGCGGAGTAAATTGTTCAATTGTATATGCTGTTACTGTCTTATCAAGCTGAAGTCCCATAGCGATAGAAGATGCCAGTGCAGTGATTATGAATGGTGTTGCAATGACAACCCAAGACACAACTCCTAAGTCAACCCGGCAGAACGAGTCAAGCAAGACAACACCAAGAATGCCGGTCAGAAGTTTGATTACTGCTGTAATATATAGACCTAAAGTTACGTCGAGACCAATATGTACTACGACGTACAGCATGTATAGAAATGCAGGCGGACAGAGAGATTCAATGAAACGCATCTTAACGTTGTTTACATTTAACAAGTAAAAAATGGCAGACAACATTGAGAAAGTAATGTCCCTTGCTTGTTGTACTAAGGACGAGGCTGTAGAGTTACTTGCCAAATCTGGAAATGACGTGCTAGAGGCCGTATCTCTTCATATGGATGTTCCTGTCGGGAAAGATGCTCCTAAGCCACGCGAGCTAAGCATGATTCAGAAGTTCTTTAAGGAGACCCGGGAAGAGATGACAACTTTGACTGATTCAATTTCTAAGGGGTTTATCTCAGGTCAAGCCGAGTCTTTGGAACATTCCGAGATGCAAACCCTCCCCGAAGAAACGGCTCAACAAAGTAGTTGTTCTCCGGGATGTCGGATACTCTCTCCGATATCAGAGGTTCAAATACCGGAAATTGCTTGTCAGTCACTGTCTGAATGCTTTTCCGATTTGCAGTTGAATGACCAAAAATCACCCTATTCTGGTCAGGAATTCCCTCAATCGTGCCCATGCCTAGAAACGGCGTAGTAGGAAAAGGCCGCTGAAACAACTGCTTAGGACCCTTGAAGCGAGCAGCTGCCGGGTCACCAAATAGAAGTTCACTTTGCGTATCAATAGCACAGCCTCCCTCTGGAGAGTTGCCAAAGTTACCACGTGGTACTAGGCCGACATACTCTGCAGCGGCATGCCAAGCAGAACTATTACCACAAGTAGCAGGGGCATTTGCATAATAAGTTGCACTCATATTACGCTTTGATGAGTCAGAGTTTGAATGTCTGTCTTCTAGACCACCACGAGTCGTAGCATGAAATAATGGGTATCCTGACATTTGTTAATGGTTTAGAAAGGAGTTACAGATAACTATTAAAATGTCCTGGGGCTACCATCTAATGCTCGATTGCTCAAAGTGTCTTGCATCTTCTATTCGTTGTTCTTCCAATATCAATACCTTTGCTAAGTCGCTTGTGAAGAAGATTGATATGGTTCCATATGGAGAGCCTCAAGTTGTTCATTTTGGCTCTGGAGACAAGTCCGGATACACACTAGTTCAGCTTATCGAGACTTCTAATATTACTGCTCATTTTTGTGAGGAGACCAATGATATGTATCTGGATGTATTCAGCTGCAAGCCGTTTAATCCTGAAGATGTAGAAGCAGTTGTGAACTGGCACTTTGGTCCTGCGCATAAGAACCGTATGTTTGTAGCACGGCAGGCCGGGCAGAATCTGCTACTAAAGTAAATACAATGAACACTCCTCAGTGGAATGAACGAATTAAGGCGCTTGCGGATAGCGTACGAGGTAAACCAGTAGTAAAGAAAACTCCAGATAAGGTTGCAGTCATTGTCGAACCACGTGTAACCCAAGTGCTTCCAGATTTACTAACTTGGATGATACATTTACTATCGCCATATGGTTGGACATTTGTGGTATATTGTGGAACACTAAATGAACATCTGCTAAAAGATTTTGATGTTGAAGTCCGGCAACTTGGTAGGAAAAATTTAAGAACTGACGATTACAATGCTCTGTTCTTATCTCCACATTTCTGGGCTCATATGCCATTTGAGAACATCTTAATCTTTCAAACAGATGCAGTATTAATCGATGGAAATCTGGACGAGTTTTTAAAATATGATTATGTTGGCGCTCCATGGCACAAAAATCAACACTGGAGACAAGATGGTCCTATGACTCTATTTAATTTGACGGGTAAAGGCCTTAGTCGTATAAATCCAACTGCTCATCTGACAGGTAATGGTGGATTATCATTAAGAAGAAAGTCTGCTATGTTACGAGCAATACACAATGCAAAGTATAGGTTAACAAACGAAGACTATTTTTTTTCTGTAACTTCCCGGCACTTGTTGAATGTGTCACCACCGGAAATAGCAATGAGATTTTCAGTTGAGACTGTTTTTTGTCCGAATACAATCGGATTTCATGCATGTTGGAGGTATCTATCGGCCGATGAAATGGCTTGGATATATTCTAGATTAGAGAGTGTAGTAAATCCTTAGACTTATATAGCTGTTCAATTAATCGGGTGTATCCTCCAACCGATGGAAGAAAGTCAGATGAAGCAGCACATACCAAAATATCTAATAGAGCATTCTCAATGCATAATGGGTCCCTGTGACCCATCTCATAATGCAAAGGAGCCCCATTAAGTGGAACATCAATAAAAGTCGGTGACTTGATTATCTGAGAATATTTCTCCGATAATGACTTCATCAATGGCATATTATCACACGCCAAATATGCTGTCTTTCCGGGATTAGACGCTAAAAATGAGTCAATTTTTTGAAGCTGAACATCACTATCTTGTTCCGGATGGTCAGTAGCTCTTAAGTGTATCGATAAATAATCTGCTGGGAAGGAACTTCTCAAGCTTCGTATTCTATCAACAAGATGGGGTCTCAGCTTAATATGCTTAAATACTTCTAACGAAAACCCAAAGTTTCCACAACCGGCAAATACCAGAAGAGTTGAAGGCGGGTATGACTCTGTTATATCAAAGTTTGATGGCACCCCATCAATAGCAACTGTGCCATCTGAGGTTGCAGAGTTAGGTTTCTTTTTAAAATCATAACCAAAACATGCTGGATGAATTGTTGCATATGTTATCTTGTCATAATGAGATGTCCCACACAGTACCGGAACCGGGTAGTTTGAGAAATCAATCACATCATCAAGATTACATGCAGTATATGCTTCAAGAACAAAAATAATAGTTCTACCCTCTCTCTTAGCAAGTTCAGTATGTCTCCAAAGCAAAGATAGAGCATCATTTAGACCTGCATTTACTCTTAATAATAAGAATCCGCCCATTTATAATCCAAAACGAATTAATCTTTACGTTATTAACCTAACACTAAACAAGATGTATATCCAACCGTGTGATTGGAGAGAGTATGACCACAAGTTTAAATATGTCGTAGATATCTACGGCCGAACTCATGAAGGAGACGTCGCACGAGTTCGGGTTACTGACTTCAAGCCATACTTCTATCTGCGTGCACTCCCGGGCGAAACAGCCGCTCAAATTAGCTCAGCCATCTCTGGAGTAAAGTCTATTCAAGGCCTAAAAATTACAGAGGAGCAAAAGTTGGACGCCATGCGCGGATTCAACGGTTTGAAGTCTATTCGGGTCTGGAAGCTTGCCTTCCCTGCTCTCTGGGCATTCAAGCTGATTGCTAAGGAACTTCGCAATGGCCTAAAGATTGGTAACCGCAAGGTACAAGTAGAAGATGTGTTTGAATCTAACCTTCCTCCTTACCTTCGCCTATTCCACGAGCGTGATATCTCTCCGGCTTCTCCTCTGAAGTTTGAGGAAGAATCTGATACTGTAGGCGAAGATGAGCGAGTCAATGTTGCTTACAAGGTTTCATACACTGATATTGAACCCTTTGCTGGAATCAGCATTCCGATGTATGTACTATCCTATGATATTGAGGTCTACTCTGCTTCAGGAAACTTCCCAGTTTCTTCAAATCGTGAAGATGAGATTATTCAGATTGGCATGTCATTCCGCTGGTCAGATGACCTGATGACTCCTGTAGAACGCTACGTCCTGGTATCTGGAACGTGTGACCCTTCTCCAGACCCAACACTGAAGTTCATTTCATGCCGCAACGAACAAGACCTTCTTATCAAGTTCAAGCAATACATCCAAGCAGAGGACCCTGACATGATTGTCGGGTATAACACATTTGGCTTTGATGACAGCTACATTGCTGAACGTTGTGAGCTTCATAAGCTAGAGACCCAGCTTGGCCGGTCAGATACCAGGCAGTGGGGTCACCGCGCAGATATGATTAAGACTGAAAAGAAGACCTTTGAGTTAGCATCAGGTAAGTATGCTGTCCGGTACTTTGACCTGCCTGGCCGGCTACCAATTGACTTATTGCTGAGCATTCGGCGTGAGCAGAACTTGGACTCCTATAAACTAGATAATGTGGCCAGTACATTCCTGCGAGACAAGGTTACTGATTTTGTTATAATCTCAGGAGCTGAAACCAGAATGTATGAGATTCATACCAAGTCGACACGTGGTCTCTTTGCAGGGAACTATGTCCGGTTTGACATCGTAGGCAATACTATCAACCCATATGCTGATGGCAAGAAGTTCAAGGTCAAAGAAGTATTTCCTAAAAAGTTCATTGTTGAGCTTGATGATGGCAACTATCTGAACACATTTGACGATATTTCAGCAGATGACAGAAAGAAGCTTGAGTGGTCATTTAGCAAAGACGACGTGTCTGCTCAGGACATGTTTGAACTTCATAAGAAGGGACCGGCTGACCGGGCTGTGATTGCTAAGTACTGTATTCAAGATTGCGACCTTGTACTGACCCTGATGGCAAAGCTAGATACTCTGGTCAATGCCCGCGGTATGGCAGATGTATGTCGGGTTCCGATTGACTTCATCTTTCTGCGTGGTCAAGGAATCAAAATCTACTCAGCAGTTGCATACAATGCATCCAAGCGGAACCAAATCATTATGGCACAAGACTCAGTTGATGGAGATATGTCCTATGAGGGTGCAGTAGTCTTGCCACCCAAAATTGGTATGTATCTGGAAGACCCAATCCCTGTACTAGATTTCAACTCCCTATATCCGTCCAACATGATTGCATTCAACATCTCACCTGACAGCTTGGTCTATGTAAAGACATTCAACACTGATGGACGCAAAATTCATCACGAGGGTAAGGATGGGCCGGAACTGGATAAGCTAAAGGAAACATACAAGATTGATGAAATTTCATTTGATATCAAGAACGACGATGGAGAGGTTATTGGCATGAAGACATGTGGATATGCTCAGCCAACTGACGAACCAACCAGCATTGGTTTGCTTCCAATGACCCTAGACATCCTCCTAAAGAAGCGCAAGGAAACCCGTAAGTTGATGGAGAAGACAGATGATGACGCCCAGAAGTCTGTATTGAACGGTCTTCAGCTTGCTTACAAGGTTGTTGCCAATTCAGTATATGGCCAGACCGGTTCCCGTACGTCTCCTATCCGGAAGGTAGAAGTTGCTGCATGTACCACTGCTGCTGGTCGTGAAAGATTGATGTTTGCTAAGAGCGTTGTTGAGAATGAGTTTGGAGCAGAGGTAATCTACGGCGACACGGATTCAATCTTCGTAAAGTTTCCAACCAAGGACCTAGCAGAGGCAATTGCGCTCGGCAAGAAGGCAGCAGAGCGTATTACATCTCAGTGTCGCAAGGCGCACAAGATTGAGTATGAGAAGACATTCTTTCCCTTCATTCTGTTCTGTCGCAAGCGCTATATGGGTCTGAAGTATGAGGATGACCCAACCAAGTGCAAACGTGTAGGAATGGGTATTGCTTTGAAACGCAGAGATAATGCTCCTATTGTGAAAGACATCTTTGGTGGAGCCCTGGACATTCTGATGGAGGAGCGGAGTTTGAAGAACGCTCAGAACTTTGTGAAGGATATGTTGGTTCAGGTAATGCAGAATAAGATGCCTTTGGAGAAGTTTGTAATCACAAAACAGTTGCGTGATGATTACAAGAATCCGGGACAGATTGCTCATAGAGTATTGGCTGACCGTATGGAAGAACGAGACGCTGGCAATGCTCCTCAGGTAGGCGATAGATTGGCTTATATTTATGTAGCTGAGAATGCCGGAAGAACTAAACAAGGTGACCGTATCGAACATATTGATTATGTTAAAAGTAAAGGACTTCACCCGGATACTATCTTCTATGTAAAAAATCAGATTCAAAACCCTGTAGCTCAACTCTTTGCTTTGGGTATTGAACAGTTGGATGGATATGTGCCAAAAAAATATCCAACTTTTCCGGACTTAGACGAAGAAGAGGGAACTCTTGCTGTGCTAAAATTAAAAGAAAAAGAATTAGAAAAGATTCTATTCTTGGGCTCGAATGAGCTATCTAAGATTGTTATAAAACAAGGAAGTTCCATGGTTAGAGGACCTATGGATATGTTCCTAAGGCGTTAGCTCTTCTGGCAAATATAGATACTATCTTTAATGCTTTCAAATTTGCTATTGTAATATGTCGGGTCGCTAACATTTGGGTGAGCAGTCTTTATAAAGCCAATATTTTTCATACATTCATCTATCTCTGATGGATTACTATCAGACCCTTCATATTGATAGCCATCTGCTTCTAATGTAACATAGACTACTTTTTCACGCAGTCCATTCTCTCCAGACCGGACAATGTCCAAATCTATACCTTGCGCATCTATTTTTAGATACTCGATGTATGGCAACGATTCCGGTAGTAGTTCAAAAAAATCAGATAGCTGAAAGCTAGACACTTCGGTCTTTTCAACCGTAAAAGAATGATGTTTTAAAAATGCTTCAGTTGGTTTCAGAAGGCTAGATGATTCACATAGTGGAAGTGTTGTATAAAATTCTAAGATTCCGGTTTTAGTAGATAATGCAACCGGGATAGCAAAGAAATTCTTTCCCAACTGTTCTTTTGTTATAATCCAATTCTCGTGTACTAGTTTCAGAGAAGATGGACATGGTTCGAATCCGAATATAAGAGTGTCCGGCTCTTGTGTTAACCAACTACGTGAATAAATAGGAAATCTACCAAGACCAACATCGAGCTTTACGTGCTTTACCCAACCCGGTATGACTATCTTACCATTTTCAAAAGCAATACCTTCTTTTTCACAAATTTCTTGCATTTATATTGACTAATAAATTATTGTCTTAAGAATTCACCTCAAAGGTATAACTATGCAATGTCATTAAAGTTTTACGTTTAACAGGGTCAACAACACAATCCCAAAATTGGTGAACACCAATACTTCTTTCATCAAATTGCCAGCAGCTTGAAAACTGTTTTGCACTATCTAACTTGGGAAAAAGTTCCGGAAAAAACAGTAAACATCCATACGAGAAAAAACTGTCTTCCCATTGATGAGCATCTTTATTATTGTATTTTTTAATGATGTCAATGCAGACTTGTTTATTTCTTAATGAAAGACCGCCATTCATAGTAGCTCCTTCACGGTTATCATGAGGTGCTCCAATATAACCATAATCAAAAAACTTATCAATTCCAAAATTTCTGAGCCAACTATCGGTCTGAAATATTAGCATTCGGTTGCATGGTATACTTTCATAAAATTCAACTGTTTTTAAAGTATCGTTGTAAATATCACGAGTAGAATTGCCTTCACAAAAACATATAAAATTAATATTAGGTCTATCTCCGGTTATTTCTTTTACTTGGCGTTCATTCTCTTTTGAGTGAAAGATTGTTAAACTAAAATTGTATGGAGCAAGATAGTACATATGATTTCGGAGAGTAAAAGGTAAATTTGGATGAACACGAGGTTCAAAAATTACAGCTGCATTTTCAGATACCTTAGGTATATTATCCCATAATGATTCTGGAACTTTGAAGGTATTATTCATTTCTCTGTAAAAAGCTTGAACATCGCTCATTTAATTCTAAAACAGATTTGAAATAGACTAAGAAACACTTGCTATTGCAACCATGGACGACAAGCGTGTCGACAGGATTTTCTTTGGCCCGGAAACGGCCAAGAGTCTCAAGCAGGATATTCGCGTCCTCACCAAGCTTCTGTCAGTCATTGACAATGAGTTCGAGAGAAAGATATGCGAGCATGTCCTAAAGGGAAAGCGGTTTCTCTTCGAGCAGGAAAAGTGTCTCCAAGAGAAGCGAAAGTAGGGATTTAGCAAGACCTATACTATATTAAAGCAATGGATGCGAGAACTCTAGATATTCTTCAAGAACTTGCTCATGCCAGAGCTCAATTTTTTCAGCGGCCACATCTATACCGTCAACGTGACCGGCTTACCCGTCAGTTTATGGAATCAGAAACGGCATTTATAGAACTCTTGTCACGTGAGCGCCGTCAGCCAATTACAATTACATTTCCCCTAACTATTCCTAACAGCTTTATGGATGCAGTAGCAGTAGTACCAACTGCTGAACAAATAGCACACGAGCTGGTTACTTATTCTGGGGCTTCTCAGCAGCTTTGTTCAATTTGCCAGGATTCGATTGCCTCGAACGGCGTGGTGTTACGGGGTTGCCAGCACGTTTACCACCGGGATTGTATTCAAACGTGGTTTGGTGCAAGTGTACGTTGCCCAGTTTGTCGGCGTGACATCCGAGAGGGTCCGGCAACTCAAACATCTTCTGACGCCATAGAAACGCAACCTCCGCTGAGGTCCCAGTGGGGGGGAGAGGGTAGTCAGGAATAATGAATGATTCACCATACTGTAACCTATGAAACACACGACGTATGTCGTGCTGACATTCCTTCAAAATTTGAGGAGCGTCAGAACCCGGAAACAAATGCTGAACCTCCGATGCCTTAGGAGGAAAGCAACGAAGTATCTCAATCAATTCAGAATTTCGTTTGAAAATAGTCGGCAACTCATTGCCCGTAAAAAGAATTGGTACTGTTCGTGTCTTGTCTTTCACCCACTCAACTATCTTTGCTTGGGCATGCGGGTCCGAACCATCGACTTCGTCTAGAATTACACAAGTCTTACGTTCTCTATTACCCCGGATAAATGATTGAATGTTCACACACGACCGGCAAGCATCTTTCAGCTTGTCTACATCTTCAAATGACCGAATAGATTTCGAGGCATTAATTTCCAAGGGGTCAAACTCAAACGTTCTTGCAGCACAAAGAGCCATTGTTGTTTTTCCAATCCCGGGAGGTCCAATCATAAATACAGCTCCGGCAAATGGTTTAGATTGAAGGTACGATTTTAATGAATGTTTAATTTCTTGATGACCAATGACATCATCAAGAAATACTGGTCTATGTGATTCAGCATACATTATCTAATACTTCTCTCATAGTTTTTAAATGTATAAATATCTTTTATAAACAACTCATCCAGTCCAATATTGTAAATACAAGGAATGAGCATAAGATGACTTAACTCTGCTTCAGGAACGACTATCCGGGTCATAAGCAACTGTTCCAATGTTTGAGGAATTGTAGAATATACACGGGACCTCACATCAAACTTTGAAATGGCATTAAAGATTACTTCTAAGTCATACCTAAAATCCATAATAAAGTTTGTATAACCATTGCTGGAAAACACAGTATCAAAGGTAAGGTTCTCATAAAGCATAGTTGTTAGGTCTTCTGGGATAGTTTCTAACTCGAACAGTTCTTCTAGTGTTTCTCGGATTGCTGTATGAATAGCAGTCTCTCCCTCTTTTGCCTTGCCACCAATTCCGGAAATGTGAAACTTCCTTGGGTTATACCCGGCTAAAACAAACTTTCCATCTGTAAACATGATTCCTGCCATTTTACATACTAAAGCAGGCTGAGTAAAAACTCTTTTGCTTCAGTTAGCTTGATAAACTCAGCTTGGGCTTCTGGAGACTTATTTCTATCCGGGTGAACTCCGCGAGACTTTTCACGAAATGCAGACTTGACTTGTGATGCAGTATAGTCACCAGATAATCCTAGAAGTTCTTTAGCTGCCTGCTTATCTTCTGCGGATGCTCCTCCAAACTTAAACGCAAAAGGCCTTGCTGTATACTGCATATATACTGAATACCCGAGCAATGCAACTAACGCAAGGATAATCAACGGATAATATTTTGCCAATCTTTCTTTGCCTACCTTTGCCATTTATATTAAGATTAAGGACATTTTCCGGGCCAGCCAGTGCCACATGTTCTGGCTAGATTACAAGCCTGACTTTTTGACGTGATAGTTTCCGGCTTGAATGCTACACAAGATGTTTCATAAAGTGGCCTACACAACCCATCGATATATGACCATTGGTCCGGACATACTGTAAGACCTCCATATGACCCCAACAGAAGTTGGGGATTAAAGAGGTAACGATATGCAAGAATCAAAACAACTACAGTTAATAACGCAATAATAGCTGTCTTCATTTATTCTTGAGATGACATTTTTTGAAGGTCTGATTGTATTTGTCCTGCCCGAACCAGGTCACTGAATGAAACACAAGTTGCAGCATACTCTAGTGATTCAAAGACTCCCTCAGGTCTATATGATTCATCCTTACCTGTTTGTTTATTCAAATCTTGAAAACACTTCACCTGTTTATTTTGAATTTCTGTTAATTCAACATTTAATGGATGATTTTCCGGGCCATACATAACTCCAGGGTCTTCGACTACTACTGACATGGCTAAATATGCATAGACAGAACCTCCAAGTACAACGACTGCTAATGCAAGCAATACCCACTTATATTTTACGAGTACTGATGATTTTTTCATTTATAATTAAGAAGATACATTACTACAAAGATGGCCCGCCATGTTATTACAACATTCCTCAAAGACACACTAAATCCAATGGTTCGACACCATCTTGATTCATTCTCTGATTTCTTGGATATTAAGATTCCTAGATTTATTCAGGCATCAAATCCATTCAAACGCTCCCTAGAAGATGGTCGCCAAATCCGGATTTATATCGGGGGCAAGGAGGGAAAGGTCCGCTATGTATCTCCCGTAGATGAAGAAGACATGGCTATTCTTCCTCACTCTTGTCGTCTAGAGAATAAGACATACTCTTTTGAAGTCCGGGCAGATGTTACAGTTGAATATGATTATGGAGATGAAGTTCAGACCAAGTCATTCGATGATATTCTAGTTGGACGTGTACCTTTGCTATTGAAGAGTTCTATTTGCTACCTACGTCCCATGACACCAGACCAGCTTTATGATGCCGGAGAATGTCGATTTGAACTGGGTGGATACTTCATCATTAATGGTCAGGAACGTGTTCTTCTTTCCCAAGAATCTCTTGGTTCAAATATGTTCTATGCAAAGAAGCGTATTGAAATGCCATCTGGAGATGATGTTCGTACTCGCTCAGAGAAAGAACTCAAAGCAATGATAGATAATGCTACAAAGGAGAATAAGTTTCAGTACATTGCCGGCATATATTCAGAATCCGAAGATGGTACCAGACGTGGTGGCCACTTATTAGTGATTCCTCCTGAAAACAAGTCAATGAATGATTCTGCAACGATTTCAAAGACTTCTGATTATGGAGATTTTTCAACAAGCAGATTAGCAACTATTAAGTTTCCGGATTTTGATAACCCGGTTCCTTTGATTAGCGTATTTTATGCTCTGGGATTCACATCAGACCAAGATATTTATGACGTTGTTCTTGCTGGTGTTAGAGAACGTACACTGTATGATGGTCTATTTGCCCAACTAATTCTTTCTCATGAAAAGTATCTTGCTTCTGAAATGGCTAAGCAAGAAGACCAAACACAAGATGGTAATTTACTATTCCTAAAACGCCAGATCAGAACTCGTAGCAATGGAGCCGTGTATACTAACTTATACTCAAACTTATTTCCTCATTGTGAACTTCAAGAAGGGGAGTCTGTTCCATCATTTTATCGCAGAAAGGCATATCTTCTAGGCCATATGCTTCGGATGGCTATGGATCTTGTAATTGGGAATGCGCCTGATTCAGACCGTGACCATTTCCGGTTTAAGAGATTGGATGCGTCTGGTGACCTATGCTTTAAGGAGTTTCGCAGAATCTATAGTGAAGTTGGAGCAAAGATGTTGCTTGAACTTGATAGACGTGTAGAGTTTGAGAAGCAAAATTTCAAGGGTAAGAACTTGACCAACCTAATTCAAGAAGAAGGTATCCGTAACTTCTATTGGAAATCATACACTTTCATGAGTGAATTTGAGAAATCGTTCAAGGGTACATGGGCCGGGGAGTCAGGTGTTGCACAAGTACTGTCCCGATTTTCATATTTGGGAACAATTGCTCATTTGAGGCGTATTAACCTGAAGATGGACAAAGGTTCTAAGCAAAGAGAGCCACGAAGACTTCACTCTTCATCTTGGGGCATTATGTGTCCTATCGATAACCCGGATGGAAGAAATATTGGAATGATTAAGTCGCTGGCTCTGTTTTCAAAGCTAACAACGCAATCACCATCTTCTGATGTAAAGACCTTTATAATGTCACAACCAAATACACGTACAATTTCTGTGATTCATCCATCTGCTTGGAATGCTCTTTGGACAAAGGTGTTTGTAAATTCAGATTTGGTATGTGTTGTGCTAAAAGATACGGAAGCCTTTCATGCTAGTTTGGTGCGTGAACGCCGGGCAGGAAAGCTAGACAAGTATGTTTCATTAACTTGGAACAGACTTGACAATGAGTATCTAATTCAGTGTGATGCTGGACGTCCATGCAGAGTGATATATCGAGAGGGAACAAAACTGGAAACGGTAAAGGCTGCTAAGAGTTGGGATTCAATTTTGAATCACATGGACTATATTGACTCGCAAGAAGCAGAATGTCTTCGGATTAGTATGGAACCTTTTCACCCGGAACAGCCATCTGAAATTCATGGAAGCACACTATTTTCAGCAACAGGAAGTGTTATGCCTTTTACTGACCACAACCAGGCCCCACGTAACATGTTCACCTGCCAACAGGTGAAGCAGGCATGTTCATGGTATAATACTGCATTCAATAAACGATTTGATACTATTGCGACTCATCTGCACTCACCTCAGCAGCCACTGTGTCAGACTTGGGCATCACCTGGAGTTCTTGGTGGAGGCTGTATACCATTTGGTGAAAACGCTATTGTTGCTATTGCAGTCTATGGAGGCTACAACCAAGAAGACTCAATTCTAATTAACGAGTCTGCTTTGAAGCGTGGCATGTATGAGACATCATATTACCATTCATATGATATCACAGAAGACATCATTGATCCGGCTGCTCAGACGCATACTATGATTGCTAATGTCGTTACAGATGCCAAGTATCGTGAAACTGTCAACAGAAAGGATGGTAAAAACTACGACCACCTAGATTCAGAAGGTATAATCAAGGTTGGGTCCGAAGTTACACCTAAGACAGTACTGGTAGGGAAGGTCACACCAAAAACTAATGCAGGTGGCCAAGTTGTAGGATACATGGATGCATCAGACCTACCAAAGCGTGGACAGCATGGAATTGTAGACTTAGTATACCGTTACACAACTAGTGAAGGTCTACAAGGAGTCAAGATTCGTGTTGTTGAAGTTCGTGACCCGGTACTTGGTGATAAGTTTGGGTCTCGTCACGGACAGAAGGGTACAATTGGTTTACGGATTCGTGAAGAAGATATGCCAGCCACTAAAGATGGTTTGAGACCGGACTTAATCATCAACCCCCACGCATTACCATCTCGTATGACAATTGGACAGTTTCTAGAAGGAATGTCATCAAAGTTAGCTGTGAACGTGGGTACTATTGTTGATGGAACAGCATTCAGCACACAGCAAAGAATTGGAGACACCAAGGAAGCTCTCATTCAGATGGGCTATCATCCATATGGTAATGAGTTGCTGTACAATGGTATGAATGGAGAGATGATGGAAGCAGAAGTATTTATGGGCCCAACTTACTACCAACGTTTCAAACACATGGTAGAAGACAAGATTAACTATCGCTCAACCGGTCCAAGAACTCTGTTGACACATCAGCCACTCGAAGGACGAGCAAATGATGGGGGCTTACGTATTGGAGAGATGGAACGCGATTCTTTGCTTGCTCATGGTATTTCTGCTTTCCTTACAGAAAGTATGATGTTGCGTTCTGATGCACATGATTTCTTATTCCAACCGGAAACCGGGCTTCTAGATGCAAACCCAGATTATCCCGTTGAAACAGTACACATGCCTTATTCAATGGGTTTGTTCTTACACGAAATTGAATCTATGCATATTCAGGTCAAACTCAGTTCTTGAGCACTCTCCTCTTTGTCTTTCTTGCCTTGCGCTTCTTCTTATGTGTCTTGCGGCGTCTTCTACCCCCAGCTGGAAGAACAAAATCTGCTGGTATCGGAACTTCATGGTCGTTATAAATATCTAAAATTTCACGCTTGTGGGAATCAGGAGCTTGATTAAAATTTTTTGCGGGAACTGATACAACCCCGCAGGGACTTCTTGACCATTTTTCAATAGCTCTTTTACTCTTTTCACCAGTTACATATAGTCCTCTACTATCTGATAAAATCTCTTCATTATATATGTTTCCTAGACCATTTACTATTGCATTTGCTATTGCTGAAATAAGAGTATCAATATGTATTTGGTGCTCTGCTTCAGGTATTCCGGATTCAGGATCAGCAATCTGCTTTTTAAATCTTCGAACTTGGTCAACTAATGAATTAATTTCAACTCTCCAACATCGTTGCCTAAGACTACGTATAATTTCATCTTGTGTAAGAGGAGCACCGCTGTTTTTTGCATTTCTTTTATCCCATTCTCTCACAATTCCCTTTGCAACGGGAACTTTAAATTCAAATGGCATATCCGGTCTAAAAACAGCCGCCTTTATCACTTCTGCACATTCTGGGTTAGAATTTATTAGTTGGGTAAGAGTTGATTGAACACCTTCTTCGTATTCTAATTGCTTAGCTTCACTACTTTGAGATGGTTTAGGTGGCATAGGTTTAGGAGGTGGTTTAGAAAAGAACGAGAACATTTATGTTAAGAACGGATTTTAGTGTTAACAACATATAGAATAACAAAAATGGCCGACCATCTATATGTTGTAAAGCGTGATGGCGCCCGCGTACCTGTGTCATTTGACCAGATTCTCGGACGTATTCGTGAACAATCGGCTGGTCTCCAGCATGTAAACCCGGACCTAGTGGCCCAGAAGGTATGCAACCAGCTACAGGATGGAATGGAAACGCGCAAGCTTGATGAGTTTGCTGCAGAGACTTGCGCAATGATGCAGTCAAGATACCATCCCAACTATGGCCTGCTAGGTGCTCGCATTCTGATTGATAATCACCATAAGAATACTCCAGCATCCATGCTTCAATGCGTAGAGACCCTATATCGCGAGCAATCTATTGTATCTGATGAGCTACACGACCTGGTATGTGCTGACCCAGCAGGATACGAACTGATGATTGATTATTCTCGTGATTTCATGTTTGATTACTTTGGTTTCAAGACTCTAGAGCGAGCATACCTTCTCAAGAAGGACGGAGTACCAATTGAGCGTCCTCAGCACATGTGGATGCGTGTAGCTATTCAGCTTCATGGAAAGAATATGGACCGCGTGAAGGAAACATACGATGCTCTATCGCAAGGGTATTTCATCCATGCCACTCCTACACTATTCAATGCTGGCACTGCTCATCCTCAGCTCTCATCATGCTTTCTTCTGACTATGAAGGATGACTCCATAAAGGGGATTTATGAAACTCTTGGCGACTGCGCACAGATTTCCAAGTGGGCGGGTGGCATTGGTCTATCTATTCATAATATTCGTGCCCGTGGCTCAAAGATTAATGGAACTAATGGTGAGTCTACCGGGATTGTACCTATGCTTAAGGTCTTCAACGACACAGCTAAGTATGTGAATCAAGGAGGCAAGCGCAATGGTTCATTTGCTATCTATCTAGAGCCATGGCATGCTGATATCGAAGACTTCCTTCGACTCAAGCTGAATCAGGGTGCCGAGGAAGACCGTGCTCGTGACCTGTTCTATGGTCTTTGGATTCCTGACCTCTTTATGAAGCGTGTAGAGGCAGACGCCGAATGGACTCTTATGTGTCCACATGAGTGCCCGGGTCTTGCAGATGTTCATTCAGAGAAGTTTGAAGAGTTGTATGTCAAGTATGAAAATGCTGGGAAGGGTCGACACACTATTGCAGCAAAGAAGCTATGGCAGATGATTCTGGACGCCCAAATTCAGACCGGGACGCCTTATCTTTGCTACAAGGATGCTGCTAACTCCAAGTCTAACCAGCAGAATCTGGGAACTATCAAGAGCTCAAATTTATGCACCGAGATAATGGAATTTACCGCTCCTGATGAGACGGCTGTATGTAATTTGGGGTCATTGGCATTGCCTAAGTTTATTGAAGATGGCAAGTTCAACTTTGATAAGTTGAGGCAATATACGTCTATCCTGACTCGTAATTTGGATATTGTGATTGACAAGAACTTCTATCCGACTCCAGAATGCCGTAAGTCTAATATGCATCACAGGCCGATTGGTATTGGTATTCAAGGATTGGCGGATGTATTTGCTATTCTGAGGATGCCTTGGACATCGGCAGAGGCAGCAAAGTTGAACCGTGAAATCTTTGAGAATATCTATTATGCTGCAGCGCTCGAGAGTATGATGGGGGCTTCTGATGGTGTATGGAGAAATGTTGCTATAGACACTTATCCTTCATTTCATGGTTCTCCAATGAGTAAAGGAAAGATGCAGTATGACTTGTGGAATGAAGTTCCTGTGACTACATATTTGCCTTGGGAGAACTTGCGTAAGTTGTGTAGTCAAGGTATACGTAACTCCTTACTTGTTGCTCCAATGCCTACTGCTAGCACATCTCAAATTCTAGGCAACAATGAGTGCTTTGAACCATTTACCTCTAACCTGTACACCCGGCGTGTGCTTGCGGGAGACTTTGTGGTTGTCAATAAGTATCTTGTAGAGGACCTAGTAAAGTTGAACCTCTGGACATCGGAGACTCGTACTGCAATCATTGCAAACAATGGGTCTATTCAGGGAATGGTAGGACTTCCAATTGAACTTCGTGACCTGTATAAGACGGCTTGGGAGATTCCTCAGAAGACGCTAATTGATATGGCTCGTTCCCGCGCTCCGTTTATCTGTCAGTCGCAGTCACTGAATCTGTTCCTCAGCGAACCATCTTACGCAAAAATGTCTTCAATGCATTTCTATGCATGGAAGGCAGGTCTGAAAACAGGATGTTATTATCTGCGTACCCGGGCAGTATCAAGCGCTCAAAAGTTTACTGTCGAGCCTTGTCTTACTTGCTCCGCTTAGGACGACGTCTCTTTCCGCCGGTCCCGTAAAATGGATTGTTCGAGGAGGGCTCCTCATTAAACGGATTCCACGGCTTGGGTTCTGCAACCTCTGGAACTACATATTCATCGGTATCATATGAAAAACTAGGTACCATACCTGAAAACCAATCACCCCAAGTTCGTGGTTTTGGAGGTGGATTCAATTTTGATTCGAGTATATAAAGTCCACCAACAACTAGAATTCCACCCATAAAGACCGGAGGCCAATATTTTTCCTCCAGTTTTGTTGAGATAACAATTACATAGCAGATTATCAGTACGACTAGTGCAATAACGGCAAACTTAAAGAAAGCATTTTTGTAAAAGTAAGCAGCTACTATTAATAATCCAACAAGTATTGCTTCAAACATTTGTTTAATCGACTCTAAAAAGTTCGGTCGTCCCTGCGTTCAATAAAGAATTTCTCTTTAACTAAACATAAAAGATGTCTGGCACTCCTCCTGAAGGTTTTACAATGTCTGCTGGAACTGGTGCCGCGGCTGCTCCCTTTGCCGGGGGTCGTCGTCGCTCTAAGAAGCTCCGTGTGGTAAAGAAGTCTACTGTTCGCCGGATGCTTAAGGCAAAGGGCCTGAAGATGCGTGGTGGTGGTGAAACTCCTGGGGCTGCTCCTGGGGGCCTTCCTGCGATGGGAGGGCGTCGCCGCCGCAAGTCTGGTCGCAAGACTCGCCGCCGCCGGTCTCTTTTTGGCGTGAAGTATTAAGCTGCTCTCCAATCTCGGAGACGACTGCAAATAACTGCTCATTGAACCCATAATGGCATCCGTTTGGTTCGCCGGGAGGAACCTTACGGGATGACGTATTCAAAGAATGAACCAATGAAACGATAACTTCCTGGGGAGATATCTCCCGGCACATTTCTTCACGACCGTGAATGAATGCGTTACCTTCAGCAATTTGAATATCCGTAAACTTCCTATCCTCCCAGAACTTACGCGTAAAACCTAATGAAGCCTCTGATACTCGCTGAGCCATCGGTAGAGTATACGGAGGAACATTCATGAAAGACGTATAATTCTGAATATCGTAGCAGGGTATTGTAGTACAAAACACACACTGCTTTGTAGGCTCCTTACCCAACATAGCAACCCGGTGAAGAACTGAATTGTTCGGGTATACGTCATCATCGTCCATCATAACAATTGTATCATACATAGCATTCTGCACGCCAATGTTACGCTTCTCTCCAATGGATGTCTTATTCTCCAGTCTCACGTACTTCACATTAGGAACCCCAATTAGAGTATCCTCAATTGAGTCCTCTCCATCATCTACAATCACCCACTCAATCTTGTCTTCCGGATATGACTGAATCATGTAAGAATACTTTGCTAGAGGCATAAAGATGCGGCGATTGTACGTGAGAGTAACGATTGATACATCCGGCAGGTCAGCTTCCTTGGGGTATGTATCTGCTAGAACATATGGTGCAGGCTTAGTTTTACCTAGTAGAATTTGAATTTCTTGAATGAATGATGCATGATGGTTCTCATATAGCTGACGCATCATCTCAGATATCTTCTTCTTTCTGGTAGTAGATGATTTCACGTACTCATACAGCCGGTCAACAATGCTAGGCACGCTGACATCTATGATATCTCCAAAGCAAGATGGATGCTCAAGAGTTTTACTTGCCGCGATAAATGCTGCCTTCTCTTCAGTCAGTTCCTGGAATGGCTTGATTGGCGAGAGAATTAGATTACATCCAGAAGACATGGCCTCATTGACTGCATGGCCAAACCCTTCAGCAGCAGATGTGCAAATGGCTAGCCCGGATTCACTCAGTAGAGTATCATATTCTGACTCGGTAAGTAGGTTAAGAATTGTTACTTTGTCGGCAAGCTCAGGAGGAAAGTAGAACTTCACGTGGTCGGGGTTATGAGGAATCGTCAATGTAGGTAGAGACTTGTACATTTCCGGATTTGATTTCTGAACAAACAGATATGCTTGAAGCATTGGCTTTGGGTTACGATAGACGTTCTTACCAACAAGTACAATGGCCTTGTTATAATCCTTCTTCTCATTGTAGATTTTGTCAATTGATGTCCAACTGACATATTTAACATTTGATGCAAGTTCACTAAAGATTGTAAAAGCTTCCTTGGTCTTTACCCAAATCTCATCTACCATCCGGCTATAAGGTGTCCAAGACTTGTAGGTCCATTCCGTGTTAGGAATCCAGATGTTCTTAGAAGCATAAGGAATCAACGAAGGGTTCATGTTTTCAACAAAAATATTAATTTCTGCTTCACCACACTGAGGCATGGCATAGTGTACTTTCCGGATTTGAACTGTGTCTCCGTGGGTATTTGCCAATAGCCCACGAAGAATCATAGCATCTTGCGTAAGGCCTGTGTTGACCTTACTAAAATTTCCAATCAAGTTGATCCGCATTTTATCGTGTATAAGGTTTTACTCAGTAAATTCCTGTATTAACTAAAAAGTTCGTTTAGTCTTTCTAGAGTGAATATGTCTGCGTAAAGTTTTTGCTCGAGAATTCATGTATCCTATGTATCTCTTCCAAGATTGTACGGATTTTGGAGAACATTCAAAAGCAAAGGTACAATTCCGGTCACGCCACCATTCTCCTTTTAGCCATGGAATACTATCAGATTCCGGGACACTCAGTTCGGTAATATCGGTTAAACGTTTGCATACTTCCTTCATCTCAGATGAACCATAACCATACCAAGGACTAAAGATATCTTCCTTATATTTTGTATCAACTGCTATCAACTCTTTACCATTCCAGCCTATGTGTTCAATTGGCCGGAATGAGTCCCATGATGATTCCCAAACAAAAAGTTGGGAATCTACTTTTCCGTATAGTGTGCCTTTGAAGTTTATCAGTTCCATTGTCATATCAAGTTACTCTGTGTCGTCCGCGATAGACGAACGAAGCTCGTCTTCATCAGACCAATAATAATACTCTTTTGAAGCACACTTCTTACACTTGTAAGTGTTCATCAGAATGGTCTGCTGTGACTCAGGCGTGTTTGCACGTAGAGGGGTGAACTCATCACAGCTATGAACTATGCAGAATATTTTGATATAGCATGTGTCCCTGTAACGGCGATAAAACCGGTCACACAGAAAATTAGCATACTCCTTAGAAAAGCGTCCACGTTCCATTTTATCCTTACTTACATTATCTGTATTTAATCCATTTTCTGCTGTTCACGCATCAGTTCGTACTTCTTTTCAGATAATGATTCTACTAATCTTTGCTGTGATGATGTTCTCTTAAAGGTGGGAAATACCAATAACACAACGCGTGCTTCAGCATCTATAAAGTCTTCTGGAGCATCATAAACTGAATTGCCAAAATCAATAAGTCGTGGTAGCCCATCAGAACCAATCACTATATTATTACCTGTCAAGTCTCCATGAATAATACTATTTGAATGAAGAAGTTCGATAGCTTGTTTTAGATGGTTCTTTTGCTTTGATGAAGGCTTGCTGTGCTTGTAAAAACTTTTCCATGTTTCCCCGGCTGTTCGCATAAACTCTGAATAATGCTTATTATCTTCTGTTACTCCATCTGTAATATTCTCTTCAAGCATATCACCGAGTTCACACTGCTCTGGATAGATAAAATACCTTTGAGATGGGTCTATCTTTGATAGCTTTTGTATCAAAATCTTGTTATTTGAAATTAGGTCACGTTCTGGTTTTGTTCGCCTTGATTTTATTAATACACGTGAAGTATACTTTTTCATATCACGGCCATCTTTACAGGGTATAGCAGGATGTATAACTCTGGCGCTTTTTCCCTCGCCTAGAATCCTACCTCCGCGTTTACGCTTCGATGTTTTCATTATATTATACCACCTTTTTACAATGGAAACCTTTAGAGGGAGAAAAGTAGTTATCCCAAAAAGTAGAAACTGGGCTATAAATGATATCACTGATAACTATTCTCTTATGCAACGACTTTCCTGCAAAATTGGAAACAATCCTATTCCATTAGTGTTGTGGAAGGAACACCCGGAATGGACACTGAGAGACTTAGAAAAGAACGTAAAGCTGTGTACACTTTACCCCTTTGAAGTTGGTATGCAGGTCTTAAAAATGTTTAAACCAAAACGTTGGTTAGACCCAACTGCAGGCTGGGGGGACAGACTTCGTTGTGCAATAGCATACGGATGCGAGTATGTTGGTGTCGATTCTAATAAAGAAATGAAACCAGCATATGAAGCTATCAGAGAGACTGCATCAAATCCGGAAAACTACCAAGTAAAAATTGGAAGGTTTCAGGATGTCAAGATTACCGGGAAATTTGATTTAATTTTTACAAGTCCCCCATTTTTTACTAAAGAAGTCTATGAACACATGACAGATTGGAAAAGCATCAAAGAATTCATGGAAGAGTTTCTCCAACCATTGCTTGTTAAATCAGATAAGCATCTGGAAAAAGGTGGACACTTAGTTCTGTATATCGAAGACAAGAACTCAGAAGATTTCATTGATATCATGAAGATGTTTGTAGAAACTGAACTCCTTGAATTAAAATACGAAGGAGCTTTTTACTACCAGGGAACTTCCC